AAGAAATTGAAAGACGGATTGCATTAGCAGACTTGCTTGACGATGTTTTCATCATGCTATTTACGCTTATCGAAGCAGAAAAAACGGCTTCCATGCCGTTCGATGCTGAATGGTTTGCCGGATATATTGAACTGCATTACAAAGATGTTTTAGATGATTTTGGAATTGACTATATCGAAAAATATCCGTGGTTGAATACCCATATAACGCAGATGGCAGATGAAGTCATTTCGCAAAATCAGAAACATCCAGATGATGAATGGAACACTTCGGAAGATCGGGCAATGGTCATAGCTGAAAACGAAGTAAATACCATTTGTGAATATACAGAATTTCAGGATGCCGTAGACTCTGGTAAGACAAGAAAAACATGGAACACAATGCTTGATAACAAAGTACGACATACGCATGAAGAAATTGAAAGCCTTACTATTCCGATAATGGCAAGGTTTCAGGTTGGTGCTTATGAAATGTATCAGCCAAAAGATTCATCGTGTGGTGCTGGAATGGAAGAAATCGCCGGATGCCGGTGTTGGTGTACTTATTCGTGAGGTAGGCGATGGAAAAGGTTTTCACATTTTGGGAAGGAAAGAAATCGGCATATATTGACCTTTGTATGAGAACGTGGAAATTGCCGTATGTCATGCTAAATTATGAAAATCTGAAAAACTACACGGATTTCGATATCGAAAGCGCAAAGCGGTTTACGTTGCCGCAGATAGCAGATGCGGTTCGGGTACACGTTCTACGGGATCAAGGCGGTTATTGGATGGACGCAGATACCATAATGATTGGTGACAAACTGCCGGAAGAAACAATCTTGGGAAACGATATCACAAGGTCGAACACGATAGGTTTTCTTCACGCAGAAAAGTCGCATGAAGATATGTTTGAAAAGTGGGCAGAATATCAGGATAGGATCATCGCAGACGAAAGTTTCGATAGCAGATGGGATGTGTTAGGAAACAGATTTACAGACGCTTATTTTTTCAATCATAGGGATATCAAGATAGGGCAGATAGAAACAAGGTGGGCAGAAACCTACAAAACGCCGCAACGATGGAACAGGAACACGCAATATCAAGTATTTTACTTTAAATCCTACTTTCATCTATCCGATATCCAGGAAACAGATTTGCTTATGTTACACAATTCTTGGACACCGGATTGGTACAAGGAACTGACAAGAGAAGAAGTTATACTTTGCGATTGCACTTTATCAAACATCTTGCGTGAGGTTATATGAGTTATAAATACATAATCCTTTGCGGTAGCAATCACAATCTGATAAATGGAATACCGCGGCAGCTTGTAAATATTGGCGGCGAAAGATTGTTAGACAGGACAATCCGGTTGTTAAAACAGAACGGAGTGACGGACATATCAATAACCGCTACGGACGATGCTTTTAATGACTGCGGTGTTCCTGTTATCAATTATCAGAGTGTAGATAATGCTAATACTTGGGTGAATTGCTTTTATCCAACAGATGAACCTGTTACATACATATTCGGCGATGTTTTCTTTTCGCCGGACGCAATCAAAAAGATTGTTGAAACGAAAACAGAAAGCGTAGAGTTTTTTGGAAGTGCGCCGCCTTTTGACAGCCGGTATCCTAAGAAATGGGCTGAACCGTTTGCTTTTAAGGTAGTTGATACATATTATTTCAAAGAATGTATATCAAAAGTAAAATCCTTAAAGGCAGAAGGGAAATTCAAACGCGATCCGATTGCGTGGGAAATGTGGCAAGTGGTTAAAAACACGCCGCTGAATTATATCTATTACGGCAATTACACGGCGATAAATGACTACACTTGCGATATAGATGAAGAAAAAGACATAGCTGCATTTGAAAAGATTGCAGAATGCGAAAACGCACAAGTAAGATATCTTATTCATGCTACACCTAAACGTATGTGGTATGTTGAAAATTATTTGATACCATCTATGTTCGATCAAGGCATAGATTACGTTGATGTTTGGGAAGATGTTGACAACGAAGGCAACCTTATGTCTTGCATGAAATCCTTTGAGGAATGTGGTCAATATCAAGGCGGTACATGGCATTTACAGGATGATGTGATTATCAGCCGGAAATTTGCGGAGATCACATCGAAAGGCGGTAGCGAGATCATTTGTGGTTTTACTTGTCAACAGTTTGTTATGCCGCATATGCAATACTCATTCCCTTGCATATACATCCCGAACAGATATGCTTCTGGATGTGCTGAATGGTTTTTTAAGCCACGGCAACAGGAACGTTTTAACAATTTCATTCATAGGCGAAAATGTGATGATGAAGTATTCATGGCATACGCAAGTGAAATGAAATTACCATACAAAAACTTAAATCCTTGCATAGTAGACCATGTTGATTATCTTCTTGGCGGCTCAGTTGCAAATCATGACAGATTTGAAAAACAAATAAGAGCGAAGTATTGGGAAGATGAAGATTTGGTAAAGGATTTAGAGGTTAGATTAGCGGATCGAAAATGATCCGCTTTTTTAATACATAAAATAAGCAGCCACGCGATAGATGGCAGACATTCAGCCGATGCGACCGGCGTAAATAAGCGTGAATGGGTAGGAGGTAAAAATGACAAGAGAACAGGCAAAGAGCAACCTTGTTTCATTCGGCGTTGCTGAACCGACAGATGAACAGATTACGAATTATCTGAACTCTGTAAACGGCGAAGTTAAAAGGGAGAAGGACAGGGCAGACAAGTACAAGTTGGATGCTGACAAATCGGCAGAACTGCAAAAGAAACTTGATGAAATCGCAAATCAGAATCTTTCCGAAGTCGAGAAGGCAAACAAAGCGACCGAAGATGCACTCGCACAGGTGGCGGCGTTGAACAAGCGGATTGAACGTGCCGAACAGATGAAGGCACTTGCTGAAAAAGGTATCACGGGAGAACAGGCAGAGAAGTTGATTTCGGAAGATGGAAAACTTGACTACGACATTCTTGGTCAGATTATCTCCGATAGAGAAACGGCTGCGAAAGCGGCTAAGGAACAGGAAATAGCCAATAATCAGGGCAATCCTGGCGGCGGTCAGGCGGGCGGCGATGATCCAAACGCTAAACCAGAAGATGTTAAAAACGCCGAAACGCTTGTGTTCGGTGTTGCGCCGCAAAACGCGGCAGATGTTCAAAATTACTACAAATAAACAAGGAGGAAAACAAAATGGGCGCACCTATCGTAAAAGAGTTTGGGCAGAATGAAACTTGCCTTAAATTTTTCCCTTATCAGGGCGCAGCGTGTCTTGTTCCCGCATCCGGCGTAGTAGCAGATGCTAACGGATACAAGATCGTTAAAGCGGGTACTCCGTTCCCGTCTAATGACGAGGATTGCTTGGGTTATCTGCTTACAGATGTTGATGTAACTCAGGGTGATGCACCTGGCACTTATGTTTATGAGGGCGTACTTGATCCCGCTAAACTTGCTGCCAACAGCATTATCGTAACCGATGCAGCGAAGGCACACACTCCTCGCGTAACTTTCTATGAGGAAGCATACAAGAGCGGTGGTACTTCCACATCCACAAGTTCATAAAAGGAGGTAGAGAACAATGGCATTACCGTTGAAAGAAGCGTTTACCGCAAGGGCAATCGGCACGGCATGGGATTCCTACAAGGCTTCTCTCGCTCTGCCGCCTTATCTTGGTCGTTCCTTTTTTGGAACACAGAAAAAGACAGGTCTTGACCTGAAATATATTCTTGGAGAGGATGCTGTTCCCCGTGAACTGAAAGGCTCTAACTTCGATGCACAGGCACCGTTGAGAGAAGGCATCGGCTTTAAGACAATCGAACAGAATATGCCTTTCTTCCGTGAAAGCTACATGGTAACGGAGAAAGAGGAACAGGATTACATGACTTTCATGAACTCTGTTGATAACTCTCAGGCTAATGATGTTCTTGCTCGTATCATGAAGAACCCTTTGAATCTTATTCAGGGTGCTAACATCGTTCCTGAAAGAATGATCTGGCAGTTGCTTGCACCTACTGATGGTGTTCCTAAGATCACGATTGCAGTTGATGGAGATTATTCCAGCAAGGCTTATGTAATTGATTACACTCCTGATAGTGGAACGGCTTATAAGTCTACTAACTATATTAACATTACCGGCACTTCCAACAATAAGTGGTCTGCACATTCTACCGCTAAACCGCTTGCAGATTTGGTGGCAGCACAGGAGCAGCAGATGGCTAACCACGGTCAGAACCTTACCACGTTTGCAATGAACCTTAAGACCTGGAAACAGCTTGTAAATGCTGAGGATACTAAGAAACAGGTACTTGGTGCAATCGCATACAACGCTGGTATTGCAATCAAGGATGCAGATGTTAAGTCCTTCCTTCTGGATAACTACGGCATTACAATCCTTGTTTACAACAACATTTATGTATCCGGCACTTCCACCACTACCTTCATTCCTGATGGTATCGTTACTGGTATTTCTCAGGGCGTTACCCGTCTTGGTGATGTATTCTATGGTACTACTCCCGAAGAGAGAAGTGGAAACCTTGCACAGGGCAACCTGTCTATCGTTGACACTGGTGTTGCTGTTTACACTTATACTACCGATCATCCGCTTAACACTCATTGCGTTGTTTCTGAGATTGTTCTCCCGTCCTATGAGAACATGAATAGCGTAGTTGTAATGAAGGTTGACGCATAAGCGGAGGTAGAGATATGGTAGCCGAGTACACTATCAAAATTGGAGATAGGTATTATAAGGCTGGCGAAGAATTACCTGATACTAATGAGATTAAGGCGGTTTCTACTCCCGAAGTAGAGCCGCCTGTTTCTGAGGTTGAAGAAGTCGCAGAACAGCCGAAACAGAGAAGGCAGTATACCCGCAGAAAGTAAAGGAAGGTGGTTAGTATGAAATATACAGTATTACGCCACTTCACGGATTTACAGGATGATAACTTCCATTATGTAGATGGTGCAACATATCCCCGTCATGGATATACACCTACGGAAGAACGCATTAAGCAACTTTCTGGAAGCAATAATAAACAGGGCGTACCGCTTATTAAGGCGGTAAAAGAAAAGGCGGCAGAAGATGGCACAGGCAATCATAGCAGAAGATTTACAAGAGCAAATAATAGACGATCTGACAGTTGAATTGTCTGATGATGATGCGTTCAACTCTGACATTTTGGAAATCAAAGTCAAGAATGCTATCCGTGAAGTGAGAAGAAAGCGGAATTATCCGGCAAGCTACACAACGGAGATGATCGAAGCAGACTTAGAGAACTACTACGATGTAATTCATGAGTTGGCTATTTATGAGTACAACAAAGTCGGTGCAGAAGGTCAAACATTGCATTCTGAGGATGATGTGCAGAGGTCTTGGGTATCGAAAGACGATTTGCTGAAAGGCGTTCACGCTTTTGTATCTGCTTTGTGATTGCGGAAAGGTGGCAAGTATGGAAAGGGCGAAATGGCTTTTATCCACGCTGTTAGGCTTAATTCTGTCATTTACACAGAAATACGGAATTATGATTATTTTAGTTGCAGTTGCGATTGTTTTTGACTTTGCAACGGGTTTAATCAAAGCAAAAATAAAGGGTGAGATTTCAAGCGACATAGGTACAAAGGGATTTTTCAAGAAGATTGCTTTACTTGTATGTTTATTCTTTGGTTTTTTCCTTGACTATGCGATTCCGTATATGTGCGCAAGTATCAATGTAAAGATACCGTTTGATACGCCGTTCGGATTGATTATATGCTTTTATATCGTGATGAATGAGTGTATCAGCATTTGCGAGAACCTTTACGCTTGTGATCCAGGGATTATGCCTAAGTGGATAGTAAATGCTCTGAAATCTGCAAAACAGCAGATTGATGAAAAAGGTGGTGAAGCGAATGAGGACGCTGCGGAAGAATAAACAGACGATGTATTATTCGCTTTACAGTACGGCATCGGAAGTCTACGAACAGGAAGGTACATCTATAAAGACGATTGTAGATCAAGAAACAGGCGAAGCAATCCCTGTTGAAGTAGGTACGCTAAAACCTGTCTATGCGCCGCCTGTTGAATTTAAGGCGAATATTACCTCGAATTTGAACAAGTTGCATATAGAAGCATACGGCGTAGATCAATCGGCTATCTATTCGGAGATCATGGTGCAAAAAGGCTTAGTGCCTTTGAAAATCGGAACGATAATCTGGCGTGAAAGTCCTATCGTTTGGGAAGATGAAGAGAACAGGATACCCTATCAGCCTTCATCTGATTATACGGTTATGGGATTACTGACAGAATATCAGCATTACGATTTTTACCTTTTGCAGAGAAATACACCGGAAGGAAGTGTTATAGGTGGGTAAAACTCTAAAGGCAAACGCTTTTTCGGTTAGTAGCCTAAAGGAATTGCAAAAGGAATTAACAAAATATAGAGATTCATTGCAAGGCAAAATGGAAAGATTTATCACTTTGCTACTTGAAGAAGGCGTTACAACAGCTTGTTTGAAGGCTACGGATAGAGGTGGCCCACTTGGTACACATCAAATGGGTAAGCACGTTTTTTTTGGTGCAGAACCCGTTGAAACAAAAGACGGCGTTGTATACGGCTTAATGATTGGTACTGGCGATAATATTGTAGGCGAGTGGTATGCAAACGATGGAAACGGAAATTATTATCCTCAAAGAGATGTAATTAACGCTTTAATGGCGTTGGAATTTGGTACTGCGGCAATGGCACTTCCACCAACAGAAGCGTTCGGTGTTTTAGGAGGTCGCGGCACGTTTCCGGCTTTATACCATGAAGATGATTACGCATGGCATATCGTTACGAAGATTGACAGCAAAGGCAAGCCTGTTGAATGGAAGCCTGCTACTGCAATTCAACCTACACAGCCTATGTACCATGCCGGACTTGCAATGTATCAGAAGATAAGACAAGCGGCTATAACCGTATTTAGGAGTTAGTAAATATGTGGGCGAGTGAAAGACGGAATGAAATATACACTCTAATCAAACATCGCGCAAAGAAGAATCTTGTTACAAAGTATCCAAAAATTTATTTTACACAGAACGATGAACTAATAGTTGAAACGCAGTTACCTACTGTTTTTATCAACGGATTGCCCGGTACTGAAATTGCAAAAACGATTGAGGGAAAGACAACAAACGGTTTCTTGTTTGACTATGAAATCAAAGTTACTGTTGGCAAGGAACAAGGTCAAGTTGCGGCAGAGGAAGTTATTTGGGAAGTCTGTTCACAGTTCAAGAAAATGGGATTTTGGTATTTGCAATCTCCGGCATTTATATCTTCTAATAATGCGGCGGTACAACAAATAGTCGCAAGGATGCGCCGGAATATAGGCGCAAGTGACAAGATTCAGTTTTAAGGGCGGCAACGCTCTTTTTTATTTGTAAAAAAACAAGGAGGAAAAAGAAATGGCAAGTTATGATGCTGGCTTAACATCGTTAGGTGTTCTTATCGGTTGGGCGATTGAATCAACAGCCGGACAGAAGCCTACTAATACTGGAACTTCCACAAGTGGTGAAGCATTCAGCCAGGTACTTCGTGTAAACTCTATCGGCGGCGTTTCCGTTGATCCCGAACAGATTGATGTATCTGCAATCGTTGATAAATTGACAAGGTATAAGCCTGGACGCGGCGATTCCGGCGGTACTTTCACCATCGGCGTGAATGTTACTCAGGATGTAATTACTCAGTGGAAAGATATTATTACCACTTATTACAGTTCCACAAGTAGACAGGCAGGATTGCGTATGTGGTGGCAGGTGACACATCCCGATTTGGCAGATGCGTTCTTCATCGTGGCAGCACCGCCCGAAGTATTCCCGATGCCTGAAACCGGACAGAACGAAGCATGGACTGTTGAAATCAATCTTGTTGTTGACGAGTTAAAAGGTCTTGACACCAAAGTTTCGTTCACACAGGTTGACGGCGTTTCCAACGATGCGGCATAACCTTATTGGGTATGCACATAAATGAGAGATATGGGGCGGCTTTCGGGCTGCCCCTACCCTCGTAAATTTTCTCAAAAGAGAAGGGTAGGTAGGAACATGACAAAAATCAAAATTGGTAAAAAAGAGTACAATATTTTCTTTGCCATGCAGCCGACAGTACAGAGTGGTATTGTAGGGAAATTAGCAAAACTTGAAGGCAAGGAAGATTGGGGCGTTGATAATTTCGGTGATTTTCTTGCATTGGTCACTGAACTTCTTTTAGTTGGTTTACAAAAGAACCACAAAGACGAGTTTGGGTATAATTACCTGACAGGTGAAGGTAAGGATGAAGCGTTATCCAAAGCATACGATCTTATGGATGAGTTCTCAGAAGATGATAGTGATTACGGCTTTACTGACTTGTTTGCTGATTTGGAAAAGGAACTGCTTGAAAACGGTTTTTTCAAAAAACTGTTCCGGGAGGAACAGGAGAAGGAAGAGAAAAAAAGCAAGTCGAAGTAAAGAAGAAAGAAACGCCTTTAACTTGGGAATATTACGAAAACGAAATCCGTCCGTTATGGATGTTATGTACAAAAGATTACGGCATATCAGTAACGGAATTGGATTGGTCTTGTCCGGCAGATATTGAACCATATATCAAGATGTATGAATTGTCAGAACGCAAGGCAGACGAACACGCATGGTTACATGGTCAATACGTTTATGAAGGCGTTTTAACTGCTCTGGATCAAGGATTCTCCGGCAAGAAAGCAAAGATGAAATATCCCGAAAAGCCTTATTCAATAAAGGCACGGGAAGATAAGGGTCAGATTGAGTATGACGAAAAGATGAAGAAAGTCAAAGGAATCTTCATGCAGCTTGGTGTAATGAAAGCAAACTTTGAACTTACTCATCCGAAAGAAGGTGACGCATCTTGAAAATATCAGAAAAGGGTATAGCACTTATAAAAGAGTTTGAAGGATGCAAACTTACGGTTTATCTCGATCCGATAGGTGTTCCAACAGTAGGAGTAGGACACACAAAAGGTATTACAAAAGCGATGGTCGGAAAGAAAATATCGCAAGCGTTAGCCGATCAGTATTTGAGAGAAGATTTAGTTACCGCTGAAAACGCAGTAAACAAACTTGGAATTGATTTTAATATCAATCAGTTCTCGGCACTTGTATCTTTCACATTTAATTGTGGGGCGGGTAACTTAAAGAAACTCTGCACCAACAGAAACAAGGTGCAAATCGGAAACGCATTGATGCTTTACACAAAGGCAAGCGGTGTTGAACTAGCTGGACTTGTAAGGCGCAGAAAAGCCGAAAAAACGCTTTATTTTACGGCGGTGGAACAATCTATACCTAAGACAGAAAACCCTTATAAAATGCCAAAAACTGGCGTTCTAAAGAAGGGCAGTAAGGGTGTTGGTGTAAAATGGTTACAATGGGAACTGAACAAACATGGTTTCAATCTTGTTGTTGACGGTTTCTATGGTGTTTTAACAGAAACGGCGGTGTGCAATCTACAGCGTAAAGCCGGATATCTGACAATAGACGGAAAGTGTGGAGCGCAGACAAGAAAATATCTGACTTCCAACTAAACAGACAGGCGGTAGAGTGAAATATCTTTACCGCCTTTTTCTTTGTATATAGGTGACAACTATGGGAACACAAGTTGATGATTTAACCATAAAACTTCAAGGCGATGTAAAAAATGCGGAAAATGCGATAGATGAACTGATTAAAAAAATCGGGAATCTTAGCAATACTATATCCAATTTCGGCAGTAAAACTAATGGTGGCATTTCTAAGGCATTCTCTAACCTCGATTTTAGTGGTGCTAAGAATAAGGCAGATAAATTTCAGTCATATATAAATAGAGTTGCAAGCGATATGGCAAAGCAACTTGTAGTTGACTTTGAGATTAGAGATGAAGGCGCGAAAAACAGAATTTCCGAACTGACGCAAATGTTACTTAAACAGAGAGCGGAAGCGTCAAAACTGTCGGAAGAAACAGGTAAAAGAGCGAATTTTAATGTTGAAGATATTGGAAATCAACTCGGATATGTTATTGAACAATCGCATAATGTAAAGAAAGAAGCGTCTGCTGCATCTTCTGAATGGAAAGCATTTTACGATATACTTGCCAACTATCCTTACAAAATAAACATTGGAAAAGAAGGGCTGAGTGAAATTAAAGCTGCAATCGGTGAATGGAAACACCTTGACGGCTTAATCAAACAAAGATTTACATCAAAAGAAGGCGAAGGATTTGGCATATCATCTTTATTTGATGATTTTGACAGCGCATTGAATGGTCAGTTACAGCGTCTTGCAGACGGCATGGATAGTTCTTTTACAAGTATGCAAAAGAAAACGCTTGCCGTGATTGAAGCGTTGCGTCTTTATCGGCAAGAACTCGAAGAGTTACCAAAGGAATCTGCTGATAATATAGGGTTGGGCGTATGGGATACCATTCGCGAAAAATGTAGCGAAGTAGATGTTGCTACACGAAACACCTTTAAAAATATAAACACGAGAATTGCTGAACTTCGTGAAGCAGTAGGAAGTGTAGGAAGCAATTTTGCGACAGAAGGCAAAGGAAAGTTTCTTGACACAAGTGAAAAAATCAATGCAGAAATTGAGAAACTTAAAGCGCATATTAGCGATTTAAATGATAAAGCCGCGCTTAGTGACGTTAGTTCAACCACTTGGGAAAACATACAGAAAAATATTATTAAAACAGAAAATCAAATTGATTCTCTGCAAAACAAATTAGACAAACTGAATGCAGATAAAGCCGCGGCAGATTTGGAACGTTTTAATGAAGCGGCTTCTGAAAAGATTGAACCAGGTGTAGAAGAAACAAATAAAGGCTTTTTGGATTTAAGTACAATCCTAAGTGGTTTGGGAGAAAAAATAAAAGGTCTGAATTGGTCGGCTTTTGGAGAACAGGCGCGATCTGCTTTTCAAACTACTCTTAACCTTGCAATCAAAGTCGGAAGTGCTGTTGGAAATCTTGCCCGTACAGTTACTGGAAAAGTAGTAAACAGTTTCAAGAGTTTTGCTAAAAATCTAATTAGTACAGACAATGTTTTGAAACGCCTTAGTAAGTCTATTATCCGTGTAGGTAAAATGCTCCGGCTTATGATCCTTCGTATGGCATTGCGCGGTGTTATTAGCGAAGCAAAACAGAGTTTTACGGAACTAACACAGTTCAGTGATAAGGTTGCTGACAATTTTAACAAATTACGGAATGCAATAAAGTATCTTGCTGATAGCCTTGCTGCTCTTGTTGCGCCGATATTCAAGACAAGCAGTTCGTTCGCCGGTATAGGCTATATCATTGATGCTATTACAGATAAGATTGTTGATCTGATAAACAAATTCAATCAGTTGCTTTCTGCGTTGTTAGGTCATAACACATGGATAAAGGCTACTAAGCAGACAAAGGACTATACAAAAGAAGTAGACAAGGCGGGGAAGGCGGCAAAGAAAGCATTACAACCGTTTGATGAATTAAACAATCTTACTACGAACGATTCTAATAATAAAGATAACGGAACAGGTGGCGCGCAGTATTCAGAACTTCCTATTGATAAGAAATGGAAAGATATAGCGAAGTGGCTGAAAGAAATGTGGAAGAAGGGCGATTTTACAGAACTTGGCGCACTTCTTGGAGCAAAACTTCGTGATGCATTAAACAGTATTCCGTGGGGAAAAATCCAGAATACAGCACGTAAGTTAGCAAGTTCACTGGCTACGTTGCTTAATGGATTTTTCAGGACAGAAGGACTTGCAAAGTCGATCGGAAACACGATTGCACAGGCAATCAACACAGGACTGATATTCGCGGAAGAGTTTATCAAGAAATTCGATTTTGCGGCGTTTGGTAAATTTATCGGTGATGCGATTGTAACGGCATTAAAAAACATTCAATGGAAAAGATTTATTGATGCGTGTGCTAACCTTGGAAAAGGCATTGCTACGGCAATCAATTCGCTTGTAAACACAGGAGTTATAAGCGAAATAGGAAAAGCAATCGGTAAGGTTGTTTTGGCTGCCGTAAACTTTGCTTTTAATCTTGTTACAAACATCAATTTTGAAAAACTTGCAAACGAGATAGCAAACGGAATAAAGAATTTCCTGTTAGTGCTGAATGATGTTGATAAAGAAACAGGTCTGACAGGATGGGAAAAACTCGGAAAGACAATCAGTGATGGATTACTTGGCATTCTAAAAATCCTTAATACAACATTAGGTGATAAAGATATTCGTGCAGAATTAAGCAAAGGTATAACCGATATGCTTAATCAGATTGATTTTGCTACAATCATCGGACAGTCTGCCGAACTTATCAAAAATATTGCTATTGGTTTTGCAAATGTTATTGTCGCAGCATTTAAGAGCGAAGAGTTTAGAGAAGGCATTGCGGCTACCATTCCGTATTTAGCCGGTGCGTTTGCGATATCTTTTGCCGGAAAAGAACTTGCATCTGTCGGTGCTATAATAGGCAAAAACATAATGAAAAACATCGCTACTGCTATTGCATCCGGAAACGGAATTGCGTTAGTAAAAGCCGCTTTATCTACATCGCTTGGACAGTTGACGGCTGTTGTTACAACATTTTTTGCCGGTGCCGGATTTGGCAAGTGGATAGGAAAACATATTTTCCCGAACGATAAGGATTTATACGAAGGTTATAGCGACGTAACAGGAACGATTAAACTTACATTAGAATTTGTAGCGACTTTTTATCAAAGGGCATTTGAGAAAATTTCTGAAATGTTTAAGAAGTGGGTTGATTATCAGAAGTTTTGTTGGAACGGCGTTAAAGAAGATTTTAAGAACGGAACAACCATTATTTATAACTTCTTTGTAAACCTTTTTGGCAATATCAAAAATTACTTCTCAAACATTATAAAAGATGCTTATAACTGGGGAACTAACCTCGGTACAAGCATTAAGAATGGTTTGGCTAATACAAGAATAGGTCAGGCAATAACGTCTGTCGGTGGATTTATTCAGAAGCTAAGGAACAATGCAGATGGCGGCATCCTTGTAAATGGACAATGGAAACCAATTCAAGGCTATGCAAGTGGTGGTCAACCTAAATCGGCAGAAATGTTCCTTGCCCGTGAAAACGGTGCGCCGGAGTTAGTCGGAAAGATGGGAAGTCACACGGCGGTCGCTAACAACGATCAGATTGTGGCATCAGTCGCAGACGGCGTATATCGTGCTGTTGTTTCTGCTATGGCTGCAAGCGGTGGAAACAATAAGATGCAAGTTGAAATTATCCCTGATACAAGCGGTATATTCAAGGTTGTTCAAAGGGAAGGTAACGATTATCAGCAAAGAACGGGTAGACCTGTCTTTGCATAAGTGGATTAAGGGCGTATGGCGTGAATGCGTTGTGCGTCCTTTTTCTTTGTGAGAGGAAAATAAGATGGCATACGCAGGCTATTTAGTGAGAGTTGGTTCAGGATCATCTTCTTATACAATACCGCTTTCATTTATTAAGGCAGAAAGTTATAAAGTTACAAGGCTTGTGCAAGACCTTGACAGTTATAGAGATGCAGACGGAGTATTACACAGAAACGCATTATCTCATGTTCCTATCAAATGTGAATTTGAATGTGTGCCGATGCTGACAAACACAGAAATAACGGCGGTTGTCAATGCGATCCGTTCAAGGTTTTCTAATGCTCCAGAACGCAAGGCAACAGTTGAAGTTTATGTGCCGGAAACAGATGCGTATTATTCCGACAGTATGTATATGCCGGATATTGAATACAATATGTATTATGCAGATACAAGCATTATTCAATATAATTCCGTCCGTTTCGCATTTATTGGTTACTAAGAGAGGTTTGTTATGGTTGATTATGCAGATGAAAGCCTGTTTTTACAGGACTCAGTAGATAAACAGATATCCATTATTTCTGACGATCAGACTATCAATATTTCAAACGATGATATAGTTGGCGAAGAATTTGAACTGACAGAATCTTTATGCTCAGAAGATAATTTGATTTTTGGAACTGTCGAATCAAGTTGCATCCGGTTTCGTGTGAAGAACACGTTTCCTAAGATGATGAAAAAGTGGCTGACAGTCACTATTACGCCGCGTGGTGCAGAAGAACCTTTTGTTATCGGCAGATACTATGTGCGCAAAGAAAAACCATCATCTGACAGAAGCACAAAGGAAATCACGGCTTATGACGGTATGTATTCTATTTTACAGAACACTTATTTGTCATGGTATAAGACGGCTTTTGATGAAACAAGGCAGACTACTGTTAAAGATTTTAGGGATGCTTTCTTTACAAGGCTTGCAGAAACACATCCCTGGATATCACAGGAATCGGTCAATTTGCCGAATGATAATGTTCCGTTTAAGCGTGTAAAGAAATTAAACAGGCGCGATCTAAGTGGTCAAAATATTCTTAAAGCAATCTGTGAAATCAATGGAGTATGCGGAAGGCTTGGAAGGGATAATGTATTCCATTATTACGGATTTGATAACACTCAAAACCCTCATGTGATCACAAAAGCACTTACTATTTCCGTTGATTATGAGGATTACAAAACAACGGCAATAGATAGAATTGAATTTCTGAATGAAAAAGGCGGTATTTATGCGCAAGCCGGAGTAGATTCAAGTAGTGCAAATAACGCCTATGTTGTTGAAAACAACTTCCTTATCCGTGGAATAGAAAGAGAACGTGCGGCTCTTGTGACAGATATGTTGCTTTATTCGGTCAATCAGTCTGGTTTCACGCCCATTGACGCAGAGTTTAAGGGCAACCCGTGTTATGAAGTGGGTGATTACATCCAATTTACAGCAAACGGAAATAATATAAAGTCATTCATTCTGCAAAGAAGAATGAGAGGTATACAGTCATTACATGACTTTTATGAATCACAAGGGAAGAAAGAATATCCTACTGTATCGACAACTACTACGGCAAAGATAAAGACAAATACAGAAAAGTTAGGAGTTGTTGAAACAAGTGATTATTCTTTTGTCAGCAACCTTGACGGCGATATGGGGGATATTGGATATAGCGATTCAGACCTTGAAAGTATTAGTATTGTAACAAGCGATCCTGAAAATGTCGGCAAACGTACAATGCAATATTGGTGCTGGAATACTCTGAGGTGGGATACCCCGAATTGGGCAGTATGGCGTGGCTTGACATTACAAGCGCAGATTCCGTTTGTAGTTGTCGAATGTAAAAGAAATAATGCAAGGCGTGTTGAAGTAGACGGCAAGGTTCGGGAAGAAAAGAGAATTTATCTGATTGGCCGTTGGGAAGGTTATGCAGGATCAGCGTTATCTCAATTACCCTTGGAGCAAGATTTTGAATTTATTAGAGGTACAAGAAGCAAGGCTGAAATGGAAGAGATTAAACCCGCTTTTTCTGGCAGCGGATTTAATAACATGTATAACGTTGGAGTTACATCATTAGAATATTGGTGGTGTTCTATGATGGGCGGCTCTACTGCTGTTGGATTGATAGATGAAGCTATTCCGGCTGATTATAAGTACGATAGTCTTGAAGCTATTGCAGCCGCTATAAACAACGGCGAAATCAAAATTGATGAAACATCAAATACACCTTCTGACTATGTTACAAAATTGCCTACAAAATCAAGCGCAAACGATTTGTGCAAGGCTATTATCAATCTTGGCGGTGTGCAAAACCAAACAAGGGGTGCGCTTAGAAGTTCAGTTGAAGATAACGATGATTTCATAGTAGGCACTAATATAATGGGCGATGAAAGCCTTAAAAAGATAACAAAGAGTATAAACGAATTGGGTTCTTCTTTGTTATCAAATATTAAGGATATATATGTCAGTATTGGAGAATACTCAAAAGGTTTAGTTGCGTATTTGTTTAGTGGAAATACAAGATGGCTTGTAGACATTCCTTCGTTTTTTGTTTCGCCAAAAAGTACAGAAGAAGTCAATCCGCCGAACAATACATTGTTCTTTAACATTGAAGATAATTCAGGAATTGGAATTGAAAAGTATAGCGAACATGATTGGGGGATTGATGAAACTGAATTTTCTGTCAATGATTATGGATATTCAACCGAGGTTAAAGGAAACAGAGATTCAAGTGAAACACCGCATCAGTATGCTACATTAAAACTGTCAGGATTTGGCAATGGTGTATCTCATACAGTAAAGTTAAAAGAGAATATTCCGTACGGTTATAACTACAAAAAGACATATTTAATGTGGGCGAAAAGAGATGGGTCTTTAATCGTTATTGAAATGACGGTGTATTGCAGCTCTCCGTTTGTAATTGGGGCGTACAAGGTTCTTGATACTCCAACAACATTTGTTTATAACGGACAGACATATAGTAGATATGCTTATGACTTTTGTTTTGAGGTAAAAACGCCATCTACTTCAACACAACCACCAACTATCAATGTATCACAGGAAATCATATATTACGAACAATATGAACAGGAAATAATCATTTCAAATAATCCTATTCATCCTTCTGAATGGGGTAGTAACTATTATTATTTTCCTACAAACAATACAAATATGTTTTTCGGATTTTTCGAGGAAAATGATATTGATTACGTTTATGATGATTTTGATGATTTGAAAGCGTCAATAGATGATGTTAGTTGGGAAAATAGAATCTTTGTATACGGTAAGCCGCTTGGGGTTTTGTTTTCTGATTCTGCGACAATTAGTGATTTTTCTGCTTTACCTACGGATCGTGGTACTTGGCATAGTGCAGAGAAATTTCATTCATTCTATGCAGATGTTGATAATAGTCATGAACTTACTTGTCAATTTACATCCACGGCAGATACAATGTACGCTCATTTTGTCATGGATGGTCTTGCAGATTGCGTAAGCAGTACAATCAATGTAGGTGTAGATATTGTTGGTTTTACAGATGACTTAATTGATATGTATGTCAAAAAGTTATATGGCAAGTGGGGTGATAAATGGTTTCCTGTTGTATCTGGCGGTGGCGGTGCTATTTCGATTACGCCTAATTATAACGATGGAATCAATGTCGCGGATTATTCTATTGATGGCAGCATAGGTTCAATTAAAGTTCCGATTGAAGCAAATCCTTCAAGTGCTGCAAGTGCAAATCTCGCAAAATTAAAAGTCGGTGCAAACACCTACGGCATTCAAAACGGAACTGAGGTAATTCCGAATCCGTCAGGAACGCCGACTGCCGTATTAGACAAGATCAGTATAGGCGGTGTTGTTTATAGCATTCCGTCCGGTGGCGGCGGTGGTCAAATTGCAGAAAGAAATTATACCGTTCTGGGGCAATCGGAAAACTCGTCACAATTAACAGAAAGAACGGAATCACAGGAGGTATAAGTATGCTTTTGGAGAATTTCAGAACTGCTTGCATCGGAACAACGGTGCAATCAAAAGGAATGGATGGCAATTTCTCGAACTATTCGCAACTTGCGATAACAGATACTCCAGCCGGAGCAGGTTATTATACGATAGCGGCAAAAGGTTGGTATGTCAATATTGGCTATGGAGATACCGCAGTAGACAAAGGTGACTACAAGCTTGCAAACGATAATATCATTGATACGAACAGCCTTACCTATGTTACCGGATCTGTTGTGAACACTACTCCATCGCTACGTTGTGCAATCACGACATACAGGAATGATACGGCTTCTGCCGTTGTTGTAAAAGAGTTAGGTCTTGTCGGGAAATGTTATAGCGCGGCTAATGAATTACGCAGAAATGTTTTGATAGCAAGAAAAGTTTTGGAAACACCGATAACTGTTCCGGCGGGTGCAACAATGTCATTCACATATTCTATTGATCTGAACTTCACAGAAAATGTAAGCGCATCGTAAATGAATAAGGGCGGTTTTTATACCGCCCTTTTCTTTGTTTACATATAATGTACTTCCGGTCTTGCGAATACATATCCGCAAGACCTACAATGACATTGATTTCCGTAGGAGTATGATGTGTAATCGTTTCCTTTTTTCACGTTCGTATGAGTGAACGGATGTAACGGATTGATGTTATCTGATACCCGTGATGTTCCGTGCATTGTAAATCCGCCTGTCTGTACCATATTCATTTCTATATCAGGACTTTTACATCGAGGACATACGTTTAGTATTTTTTGTCCAGCAGCTAAATGCTCTACTTCTTGTTTTCTGTTTCGTTTATTTGCATCTGATATTATGTGCGCTATAAAAACAATTCCGAAGAAAATACCACCAAAATATAATTTGAAACAAAATGACATAACAGAAAGCGCAAGCAGTATAGTAGCATACAACAACGCTTTGCCTGAGTTTGTTTCTTTTTTTAGCGTTGCCAATTCTTTCTGCGCTAATTGTACTTGAATATCATCGGTTGCGCTTATCGAATTTTCGTTATATCGTTCCGTTGGATATTCCGCATTTTGTATTGATGGCGGCTGAATTTGTGGTTGCGCAATAATCTCCTTACCACACATCGGACAGAATTTTGCATCTGGCTGAATGACAGCATTACAATTAGGACAGTTTGTTTCTGTTGGTGATTTTGGTTCTGGCGCACGTTGAAACTCCAATCCGCATCCAGGACAAAACCTCGAATCATCAGATAGTTGTATTTCTTTACCGCATCTTGGACATATCATACACTTTCCCCCTTTTCACGTTCCATCTGCCTGTACTGCAAATCAATCTGATCGTAAATGTTTTGCCGTCTTTCTGGTGGCATATTTAGGAATATCTTGAAATACTGTTCAGACTTATCTTCGGCAATAACTTTTGAATACAGTTTGAACAAAAAGTCTTTGCTTTCGGAAATGACTTCTTCCGGCGTTAGTTCTCGGACTTCATATCTTCGTCTGATTATATTGCAAACTTTTAGCGATAAATCTTCGTTTGGTTTTATGTTTTCTTCGATGTAATACTTTTTCCATTCCCATTTATATGTACTTTTATCTGTATCTTTGGAAAATGCGTAAGTCGATACTTCGAACCATATAAAATCGCTAAATTCATGTTCCAGGCGTTCATCAACTATTTCCAAAAATTCTTCTTCTGAATACTCATGGTATGCTAAATCAGTAAAGATATGTTTTATATGCTTTGGAACTGTCATCGCTTCGATATAATCATGGATTTTACCGAAGTCTTTACAGGCTTTCAAGTATTTTTCGTGCCGTGATTTATGCAGCTCTACGCACGTTTCCTCTAAAGGATCGTAAGGGAATTTACAGATAGGACATACGGCTATCCTTGCGTCAGTAATTAGATAGTCTGTTCCAACAAAGAACTTTCCCGATAACTTCTGCAAATTTTCAGAACTTGGCGAACTTTTATCTATTTTACTGATATATCCTTTTGCAAATCCGCATTCGGATTCCAGTTTGTTCACAGATATGTTGTTGATATTGCACAACATCTTTATTTTGTCTTTGGTAGAAATCACAAAATCACCACCATTCTGAAAAAATCGCACCATAATGTATTGACATTCTGAAAATATCACGTATAATGCAGATATGGATTCTGAAAATATCGCACATACAATATATAGAATATCACTAATTTTATAGGTATAAGTGGGTATAAGCAATTCTATTATGTCATATTTTCAGAATAAATGCAATAAGAAATACAAATTTTCAGAAAGGAGTTATGGAAATGCTTTACGACAAAATCAAAGTTATTGCCGAAAGGCAAAATACTCCGATTTACAAAATCGAAGATGATTTGGATTTTCCGAGAGGTAGTATCAGCAGATGGAACAAGATAAAGCCTAATGCTTACAAGGTAAAGGCGGTCGCAGACAGATTAGGTGTAAGTACAGACAAACTTTTGTCTGATTAAAAATGGATTTCTTATCAGGGAAGGACAAAGCAATGAAGAACATCATTATCGCAATCTTAGCAACAGTAATCTTTTATACACAGTTCTGCGTAATCAAAATGTGGTACGTTATGCCACTTATCGCTTTGTGTATCTGGCTTGGAATCGAAGAAGTAGAGTGTGTTATTGAGGATTACAAAAAGACTATCCGGCGCGGTAGAAGGTTACAACGCAAAATACGAAGATTAGGAGGAACGTAATATGGAGAAAATGATTGTATTAGGGTTAGCAATTTTCTTAGCATTTTTCGCTACTGACTTAGAATCAGCGAACGCCGCACACATTATCGAAACAAAGAAATCAGATCACGATTCACTTGATGAACAGAAACCAGAAGTTCCGGCGGTTAAAGGAACGAATATGCAAGCAACGGCATATTGCATCAACGGAAGAACAGCAAGCGGGACACAAACAAGGGTAGGGATTGCGGCAGCTAAAAGAGAATGGTTGGGTAAAACTGCAATTGTTTACACGGCAGACAAGTATGGAAATCCTGAAGAATTCGTTGGTAACTACAAGATCGAAGATACTGGCGGTGAAGCAATAAGTAGCGGAAGAGTAATCGATTTATGGTTTCCGACACGCGAAGAATGTATCAATTTCGGATGCAAAAGCGTGTATGTGATGGTGGTGGATATATGAAACGGATCAAAATGAATTATCACATGAAGGTCGCTCTTGGAAAAGCCGGATATGATTTTCACGATTGCAAATGTATTTTCGAGGACGATCAGGCGTGGTTATTTGAAACAATCACAGAGAATGAAGAAGAGAAAGAAACATTCTGGATAGAAAAGAAGAACTGAAAGGGGAAAGAAAATGAAGAAAGTGGTATTGCTACATCTTGTCTTGGATCACTTTTGCGGAATTAAACATCTTGATACAGACCTTTGGGATAGGACAATCATATCCGGTTTCAATCGCGAAGGCAAATCTACAATTCTTAATGCAATTATCTATTTGCTGACTGACAAGACAAGTAACAACTCTGCTGCTGGTGACTCTGTAAGACCGCATGACGAGAACGGAGTGCGCATTGATTTTGTGGATATCGTTGTTTCTGGCACGTTCGGAGTAGATAACGAAAAGTACACGCTGACAAAGACACAAAGACAAAAATGGGTAAAGAAGCGCGGTTGCGAAGATCGTGAATTTCAGGGAAACGAAAATGTATATGCAATCAACGGCGTACCGAAGAATTTGAAAGACTTTACGGCATTTATCAATGAGAATATCTGCCCTGTTGATATCCTTCCGTTCTGCATCAATGCAAATGCGTTTCTGTCACTTGATAACAAGAAGCGGCGTGAAAATGTTTTATCGCTTGCAGAAAACTATTCCGATGAAGATGTGATTGCATCAAATCCAGAATTTGAAGTTCTTAGGTCTGATTTGAAAGTCGGAACTGTTGATGAAATCTCTAAGCGTGACAAGTCGAATATTGTTGCTCTTAAAAAACGTCAGGCTGAAATTCCGGCAAGGATTGATGAAGTATCAAATTCTATTATTCAGGAAGATTTTGCAGAGTTGGAACTTCACAAGAATGCATTGAAAGAAAAGCTGTTGGAATGCGAAGCAAAGGCATCGGAAGAAATCACATTGCAGACAACTATCAGTAAAGCAAAAGGTGAACTCGCCGCGCTTGTCGGAAAACTGACGGGATCAGTCAAGGATAAAAAGCACGAACTTGAACTGAAAATGTCGGATGTAAAGAGCGAATATCAAGCGATTGCAGCGAAGATCACGGCGTACGAAAGCGAACTTGAATACCTTGAGCAGACGATTGAAAACCGCAACAAGGTAATTGCTGAAACAGAACGTAATCTTGCCCTTGCACAGTCGCGTGAAATCGGTCAAATTTCGCTTTTCTGCCCTACTTGCGGACAAGTTATGCCCGATGAAAAACAGGACGAAAATAGGGCGAAATTGGAAGCGCAGAAACGTGCCGAAATAGATCGCTATTCTGACTATCTTGAAACGCTTAAAGCAGAACTGAAAGCATCTATGGAAAAGGTGAAGGCTATTCGTAGCAAGTTGCCGGATATGACTACAAATCGTAATCAGTTACTTAGTCAGGTCGCAGAGTTGCAAAAGGAAATATCGTCCATGACGGAAGTTGTCAACTACGAAGATGATCCTGAGTACATCGCAAAACAGAAAGAAATTACAGACCTTGAAAGCAAATTGCCGTCATTCCGTGATTACAAATCAGACAAATATGTAGTCAAGGAACAGTTAGAAGAGATCGAATACCGTCTTGGACAAGCTGCGGCGAACGAAAAAGCAGAAGAACGTATTGTGCAATTAAGGGATGAACAGAAAATCGTTGGTCAGAACATTCTGAAAGCAGAAGCACATCTCGATCTTCTTGATCGTTTTAGCAGAGCAAGAATAGAAATGCTCGAAGAATCTGTCAATTCATATTTTGAGATTATCAGGTGGCGTTTCTTTAAGAAGAATATAAACGGCGGTTATGAAAGCGTATGTCAGGCATTAGTTGGTGGCGAAAACTACGATGGATTACTGAACAAATCTGATCGCCTGTTGTGTCAACTCGATTTGTGCAAGGCGTTTCAAAAAGCGAACGATATCAACCTTTTCCTGCTGACGGATGATTGCGAATCCATTGACAATGACAGGTTGCCTAACACGGATCATCAGCAAATCATGTTCAGACGGGCAGACAATAAGTTGACCATTGAAAAGGGGTGATCGCGTGGGTGTTCACTATGACAAAACGAAATGCGTGTATGACAAGCAAGACTGTTTCAGTTATAAGAACGGACGATGCACTTTGCTGAATAATACGGCATTTCAAGGATTTTGCAAATTCTACAAATCGCAGACGAAGTTTGAAAAGGATTTAGAGAAATATCCCATACATATCTACGCCGGAAAAGACAAATACGATTTCGATTGAAAGGAGAAAAGAAAATGGCAAATTTCGCATTAGCACTTAATGAAAAACTCGATAGCGTGGCGGGTGCATTACCGAAAGAACTGAACAAGGATCGTTTCGTTCAGAACTGTATCGCCGTACTGAATGATAACGCAGAAGCGTTTAAGAAGTATTCGCCGGAAATCATAATGGCTGGACTTGTTAAAGGCGCATACCTCGGACTTGACTTCTTTCAAGGCGATTGCTACCTAATTCCTTACGGATCAAAGTTGAACTATCAGACCAGTTACAAAGGCGAAATGAAACTTGCAAAGAAGTATTCATCAAGACCGATTAAGGAAATCTACGCAAAACTGATTTGCGAAGGCGATGAATTTGAGGAAATTATCGCCAACGGAGAGCAGACAATCAATTTCAAACCGAAGTTTCCGCATAGCGACAAGATCATCGGCGCATTCGCTGTTGTTACATATAAGGACGGCGGCATGAACTACGATGTAATGACGATTGACGAACTTGAAAACACAAGGAAGCACAGCAAGATGAAGGACGGTAACGCCTGGAAATCTTTTACGGGAGAAATGTATCGCAAGACAGTTATCCGTAGATTGTGTAAATACATCGACCTGGAATTTGAGAATAGCACACAGCAAAGCACTTTTGCGGAAGAGGTTGCTATTGAAACCGATCCGGTCAAGGAAAACGAGATCATTGTTGAAGCCGAAGCGAACACAGTTGATTTTGAAGAGTTTGATACAGATGAAAGTGGTGATCCGAAGTGTTCCTAAAGTGTATTGCGACCGGAAGTAAGGGCAACTCTTACATACTGACAGACGAATCCGGTGAAAGCCTTATCCTTGATTGTGGTGTTCGGTCAAAGGATATCAAACAGGCATTAAACTTCGATTTCTCAAAGGTATCAGGCGTACTTGTTACCCATATCCACAAAGATCATTCGCAATCGGCAGATGAACTTGAAACGTATGGTCTGGATGTGTGGATGCCAGAAAGAAGAAACAGAAAAACATTTGGTAGTTATGCGGTATCAGCGTTTGAATTGCCGCATGGAGAAACACCTTGTTGCGGTTTTTATATCAGGCATATAAACGGTTTTAAAATGCTGTATTTGACGGATTTCCAGTGTTGCCCGTATCGGTTTATTAAACAGGAAATCAATGCAATTTTGATCGAATGTAATTGGGATAAGCGTTTCGTTCCGCTTGATGCTCCGTACACTAACCACAAAATCATGGATCACACATCAACAGATGTTTGTAAGGAATTTATCAAGGTAAATGCAACAAAGAATCTTCGGTCGGTTATCCTCTGTCACTATTCAAATGCAGTTGATATCTTCGCAGAGGTTGAAGAAATAAAGAACATTGTACCACAAGCTAATGTGGAATACGCAGAAAAAGGAAAGGAGATATTTATAAATGAAAATCAAGATTGAAAAAGGAGATTTGCTTAGTGCGGTTCAAGTAGCAAGCCGTGGTATTCCGTCACATACAACGCAGCCGATTTTGGAATGTATCGTTGTGGAAGCAAAAGAAAGCTCGATTGCCATGCGGTCAACAGATATGGAAATCGCAATCTGTACTATCGCAGACGGAGATGTAATCGAAGATGGAACGGTCGCTCTGGATGCGAAAATCTTTCTCGATATCGCAAAGAAAATGCCCGATGGAGAGATCACGATTGAAAGCAACGACGAATTTCAGACAAAGATCGTTTCGGGCAAAACGAAATTCAAGATTGCCGGACGGGATGCAAGTGTATTCCCCAAAACCGCAGAAGCAGACGGGGCAGACGAAGTTATCATTTCGGAGTTTTCGCTGAAAGAACTTATCAGGACAACGCTTTTCTCGGTTGATTTCAATGCGGCTCAAAAGAGTATGACGGGCGAACTTCTGAAAGTGAACGGCGATAGGTTATCTGCAATTTCTCTTGACGGACACAGGATTTCTATTCGTAATATCGACCTTCTGAAAAGTTATGATCCTGTTTCTGCAATCGTTCCTGGGAAAACCCTTATGGAAATTCAGAAAGCACTTAGCGGCGATGCAGACAAAGATTGCACAATCATCTTCGGAGAAAAGACCGTACTGTTTTCGTTCGGCTCAACAACACTTATCAGCAGAGTTATTGAAGGCGCGTTTTTTGACATTCGCAGTATCGTCAATATCCAACCTGAAATGACAGTCACAGTAAACAAACAGGACTTTGCGGATTGTATCGACAGGGCAGCATTGTTTGTGAAAGACGGAACAAAAAAACCGGTTATTCTTGAAACAAAAGACAATGCAATCGAAGTCCGTATTGAATCGACACTCGGCTCGATGAATGAAATAGTTTACTGTTCACGAACAGGCGGTGATATCAAAATCGGCATGAATCCGGCGTTCTTATCGGATATCCTGAAAAACATTGATGAGGAAGAAATCACATTGTATTTCGTTGGCGAAAAGCAACCGTGCATTATCAGGGATAGAGAATCTTATTTATACCTCGCATTGCCGGTAGCTTTGAAATAGGTGGCAGATATGGAAAAGTTTATCCTACTCGAAGATACCCGCCAGCAGAACTCAAAACACGATTTGAAACACAAATACTTTGAAGAACACGGCATTGAAGTCAGGCGAACCAAAGTCTATTGCGGCGATTATACGTTGCCTACAAATCAGAGTATTTGCATAGACTCCAAAGCGTCAATCGCGGAGTTATGCGGAAATATCTGCGGCAAAGAGCATGATCGTTTTAGGCGTGAATGTGAACGGGCGAAGGAAGCCGGAATCAAGTTGATTGTGCTGATTGAAAATGATCGTCAGCAAATAGGAACAACAGGAATTTGGAATCCCGCGATTAAGAGATTAGAAGATTTGCACCGATGGGCGAATCCCAGGCTTTTCATCAGAAAGAACGGAAAACAGGCATATCCAAACGCTACAAAGGGCGTGACATTGATGAAAGCGTGTATGACATTCGCTAAACGCTACTCCGTGGATTTTCAATTCTGCACTCCAGAAGAATCCGGCGCAAAAATCATCGAGTTGTTAGGCGGTGAAAAGTAAAGAAAGGAGAAGAATGTATGAGAATTTCTGAAATCATCCCTCGCGGATCGAAAAATGCTATCAAGCGCAAAGACCTTTTGAACGCTTGCAAGGTACATGGCATTGCAGATAATGACAGGGAAATGAGAAGGCTTATCGAAAAAGAACGACAGGATTTGTGCATCGTTTGTTTGTCAGACGGCAACGGCTATTTCATTCCTGATAATGATGATAAAGACAAGCTGCGTCACTATATCGCACAGGAACGCGACAGGATCAAAGCGGTTGCGAAGAATCTGGGAGTTGCTACAAGACTTTTGGAAGATCTGGAATACGGGCGTGTATGAAAATCGGATTGATTGATGTTGATGGTCATAATTACCCAAACTTGCCTTTAATGAAAATCTCTGCATGGCATAAGTCACGGGGAGATAGCGTTGAATGGTATCAGCCGATGTTTAGCGGTCACATGGATAAGGTGTATATGTCAAAGGTCTTTTCCTTTACGCCTGATTATCCATACTACATTGACGCAGATGAAATCGTAAAAGGCGGTAGCGGATATTGTATCGAACTTGTTGACGGCAAAGAGATTTATCACAAAGAAAATGACAAGGATTTGCCGGATGAAGTAGAGCATATCTATCCCGACTATGATTTATACGGCATTGACTACGCTATCGGCTTTCTGACAAGGGGTTGCCCGCGCGGTTGTGGTTTTTGTCATGTAGCAAGTAAAGAAGGGAAGTGTTCATACAAGGTTGCAGATTTATCGGAGTTTTGGTCAGGTCAGAAAAAGATTGTGTTATGTGATCCAAACATTCTCGCTTGCAAAGATCACATGGAACTGTTGGAACAGTTAGCCGAAAGCGGAGCAAAAGTAAACTTCAATCAAGGATTGGATATCCGGCTTGTGACAGACAGAAATCTTGAAGTGCTGAAACGGATAAAGTTAGATTCAATACACTTTGCTTTTGACAGATGGCAAGATAAAGATCTGATTGAACCAAAACTACGAATGTTTGCAGAAAAGACGGGGTTTCATCGGAACAAAGGAAAAGTGATGGTGTATATCCTCACAAACTTCCGTGATGATGGAATTTCGATTGAGGAAGATGTTGAGAGGGCGGTTTACCGAATCCAACTTTGTAGGGAATTAAACTTCTCTCCGTATCCGATGATTTACGACAAAGAACACGCTGATCCGATTTATCGAAAGATACAAAGATGGTGCAACAATTTCATCTTTTGGAATTGTCCTACATTTGAAGAATATGAAGGAAGGTGAAGAAATGGAACTTGTATATGTATGTTCGCCGTATCGCGGGGATGTAAAGAGAAACAAGGAATACGCCAGGACGATAGCAAATGTTGTTATCGAAGGAAAGGCAGTTCCGATTGTACCGCATCTGTATATCACAGAGATTTTGAATGACGAAAATCCGGCAGACAGGGAAACAGGTTTGAAGATGTGCCTGGAACTTGTGGAACGCTGCAATTTCATGTTTGTCGGTCAGCGGTACGGAATTACGGAAGGTATGAAACAGGAAATCGCAAAGGCGAAGCTGTGTAACAAATTGATTATGTATATGGGATAAGGGGGTGTTTAACAATGCCAAAATTTGACAACGAGTACGATGAAATGTATTTCACAGAGTTGCCGGTCGGATTTGATTTGAGGATTTACAACGAAAAATGCGATGATTTTTTGGAAATTTCGTTGGAAACAGAAGATGATCCGTGTGGTGAAGAAACGAAGAAAACAATACATTTTATCCAGGTGCTTCTTGAAAACAATGTGAGATTTTCGTTAGAGCCGAATGAAGGCGGCAAGTGGTGGAACTCACACCATGAGGAATTTAAGGATTTCATGCGCTCAACGTGGAAAAGCGAAACGGGTGGTGAAGAAGGGTGAATTATAGCGACAACGAGTTTATCAAACTGAACAGGAAAATCAAAAATTGGCGATGGTTCTGCGATGTAAATACGGCACACTTTTTCATCTATTGTTTACTGTCAGCGAATTGGAAGGATGGGTATTTCAAGGATAAAAAGGTTGAAAGAGGACAGTTTATCAGGACTTATGCAAACATGAGTGCTGAAAGTGGTTTATCAGTACAGAACATTCGAACAGCGATAAAACACCTAATTTCAACACAAGAAATAACAGTAAACCTAACAGGAAACGGAAGGGGCGCAACGCTTGTAATTACGGTGGTTAAATACGATGAATACCAACAGACTAACATGAAAGATAACACGTTTCCTAACAACCAACTAACAACCAATCAACACGAAAGTAACAACCAATCAACACAGATAGAAGAAGATAAGAACGAAAGAAGTAAAGAAGTAAAGAAAGAATTATCTAACGATAATTCTATATCAGACAGTCAACAGGATGATGTTAAAAGACCTTATCAAGATTTAGTAGATCAATGGAATAGTTTATCAGATTACAAGATAAAAACTATTCGGTCAATAAGAGGTAAAAGACTTATATCTCTTAGAGCAAGATTAAAAGAACATGGTAAAGATAGTTTCGCTGAATGTATCGAGCAGATAAAACAATCAAGATTTTTGCAGACAAGTAATTTTTTCGATTTTGATTGGCTTGTATGTGAAACGAATTATCCGAAGGTGTTGGAAGGGAAGTACAACGACAATTCAAAAAAGGAATCTGGTCAAGCATCTTTCAATATGGGCGAATTTTTAAAGAGGTATGAAGAATGACACTTAAGGAAACGGCAATGATTTGCGGCATGATCCGAAAAGCAACATTCGCTTGGAGAAACGAATCTGAAAACGAATTTGCCGAAACCATTTCGATTTGGCATGAGTGCTTGAAAGACGAGCCGTATGAAATGGCAAGGCAAGCGGTTGCGGAGTATATCAGGGCGAACAATTACCCGCCTACGGTAGCAGATGTTTACAGACCGTACAAGGAATATCTGGAAAACGTAAAGGAAATCACAAAGCAACTTCACAACATTTATGACAGGACGATCCAAAACTATCCGTGTTACAAAGACACAATGGAAGTCAGAAATGAATGGGCAAGGATCACAGGGCGAAAGGTTGAAAACGCTGAACGGTTTGAAAGACAGTTGATTGACTATGTGAGAGGTTGTGAGAAACAAAGCATTGATCCGATGCCGTTTGAAGAATACATGAAGGGAGTGAAACAGATTGAGTAGGGAATACGCAGAGGAAAGCGTTATAGGCGCGTTGGTACTTATGGACGGAGAACCAATGGATGATATTCCGGCTGAACTTGATTGCTCGATGTTTCACGATGAAATTTGCGCTACGGCTTTTGGTGTATATCAGGCGGCACACGAAAAAAACGAAAAAATAAGCATTACAGTTGCTTGTCAAAAGATATCTGCAAGGACGGGATTCCCTTTTGATGTCATTGAGAAAAGGTTGAACAACTATACATTGATTGCTTCTTCTGTTTTGGCGATAGGTGACGATTCAAAGGAGATTATTAGGTCATACAAAGCGAGAAACTTGTCTGAAACATTAAACAGGATTGAAGTTACGCCTGATAACCTATCGGAAACTCTTGACTATCTTACAGTTGTTGTTGACGGATTATCAGACAGAAAAACCGAAAGAACGAAAACCCTGGCACAGATAACCAAAGAAAACAAGGACAACTATTTCAAGGAATCCGAAAAACCGAAGATCGAAATGGAATTTGCAACATTGAATGATTTGGTCGGTGGATTTGAAGGCGGTGACATGATCGTGATAGGCGCAAGACCAGCCGTAGGAAAATCAGCTTTCGCAGCACAGATGACAAATCACTTTTCAGACTTAGGGAAGAAGATTGGATATTTCAATCTTGAAATGCCCGAAAATCAGATTTACGAACGGTTTGTATCTGCGGTATCAGGAATAGGACTTAGACGGATAAAACGTGCGATCAGTTTCAACAACGATGAAAAACCGAGGTTTGACAGGGCAAATGAAATCCTTGAAACGAAAGAACAGATTGTAGTCACAACAGGAAGTCAGACGGTGAACAGTATCAAGGCACTATGCAAGAACGCTGAATACGATGTAATCATTGTTGACTATCTGCAACTGATAAAGCCGGAAGGCAGATATCGGGGAAACAGATTTGCAGAAGTCGGGGAAATATCACACAGCCTAAAGGCAATCGCAACTGACTTACAGATACCGGTCATAGTCTTATCGCAGCTTAACAGGGCAAGCGTAGGACGGGAAGATAAAGAACCGACAATGAGCGAACTTCGTGAAAGCGGCGACATTGAACAAGACGCAAGTGTGATTATCCTGTTGTGGAACTTAGACGATGAAGGCAAGAAGAAAGGCTGCAAGATTGAGAAGAACAGACAAGGCAAAATCGGAACAGTCAAGATGGAATTTAACGGCGATTTGATGAAGTTTGTCGAATTGACTGACATACACGGATTTGAGCCGCTGGACGATACGCCGTTTTCGTCAATCTGAAAGGAGCAGATATGGCAAGCAAGAAGTTACCGCGCGGAACGCCGGAATTTGAAATGTTCGGGGAATTTTACAATCTTGTTCAAGAATTTTACGAAGTCGAAGATACGGATGAATATTGGGATGGATTGATTGACAAGATCGGAAAGTTGCTCGACAAGTACGGCAGAGATAACCTTGCAAGATATCTTTGTAAGGGATTTGCAGATTATCAGGAACACAAATTGAACGAAAGGAGAAAAAACAATGTTGGAAAGTAGAGAAAATGCAATCGAGTTTTTATACGGTGATAAAAGGGCAACAGCAACATTTTGTAGTCCTCGGCATATCAACAGGGTAAAGAAGCTGGCAGAACAGTTCCCTGATGAATGTCAGATTGTAGCAGAGAATCAGGATTCGAGTATCGTGGCACATTTTCCTGTGAAATGGATTAGGATTCAGCGACCGAATCAAAGGGATTTGACAGAAGAGGAAAGAGCAGAGATCAGAGAACGGTTCGTGAATGGTCAAAATCGCTTATTCACAACGGACGAAAATTTGTAAATTTCGCGTTTCTATATATTAGGTAGATATTCCTACCCTAACAATAAAACACACACGTTATTTAAGGGTTTTATGTGGACGCACAAAGAAACCCAAAAATCAAGAGAAAGGACAAAAAAGATTCGCGCAATAAACCCAGGGTTGTCTTTTCGGTGAACAGATGGATTACAAAGAGTTTTTGAAAACAAAAGAACTGAAAACAATCAAAGCCGGATTTGATGTTCCTGATGAATGGTTATCAGATAGATTGTTTCCATTTCAGAGAGATATCGTCAAGTGGGCGTTGAAAAAGGGCAAAGCTGCAATCTTGACGGGTTGCGGAACAGGAAAGACCGTCATGCTTTTAAGTTATGGCGATTGCATACACAGAAAAACAGGCGGCAAAGTTTTGATCCTTAGTCCGTTGTCGGTAGTGAAACAGACGCAACGCGAAGCAGAAAAGTTTGATATCTGCGATGTAACGATCTGCCGGACAAAAGATGATGTAAAAGACGGTGTGAACATAACAAACTATGAAATGGTAGAGCATTTCAATCCAGATGAATTTGTTGCGGTGATTTTGGATGAATCGTCAATACTGAAATCTTTTACAAGCAAAACACAAGGATTGTTGACAGATATGTTTCATCATACGCCTTACAAATTGCTTTGCACGGCAACGATCGCGCCGAATGATTATACCGAAATCGGAACAAGTTGTGAGTTTCTCGGAATTATGAGCAGAAGTGAAATGCTTGCAACATATTTCATCCACGATGGCGGAGATACTTCAAAATGGAGATTGAAAAAAGCGGGTGTAAACAAGTTTTGGGAATGGTTCGCAACATGGGCGATTTACTTCAATAGTCCGGCAGACCTTGACTATGACACAACGGGATATGACTTGCCTGAACTCATGCTGAATCAGATATTTACAGAATCACAAGTCGATGATTATGAAATGTTTGTCAAACTTGCTGAAACTTTGGAAGAACGCCGGAACGCAAGAAAAGAGAGTATGGACGATAGGACGGATAAAGCTGCGGATTTGTGCAATAACTCAAATGAACAATGGCTTGTATGGTGCGATTACAACAACGAAAGCACAATGTTGAAAAGCAAACTGACCGATAGCGTAGAAGTACGCGGCAGTGATGATCCTGTTTTTAAGGCTAACGCAAGCATTGATTTTGCGAATAAAGATATCAGGGTGCTTGTCAGTAAACCGTCAATCTACGGATTTGGTAGTAATTGGCAGAATTGCCACAATATGATTTTCTGCGGATTGTCAGACAGTTACGAACAGTTTTATCAGGCTGTGCGACGTTGTTGGAGATTTGGTCAGGACAGGGAAGTGAATGTCTATATCATCATTTCAGAAAAAGAGAAAAATGTATTGAGCAATATCAAAGCAAAACAGGAACGCATGGACGAAATGCAAAAGCAAATGACGAACCTTATGAAATCCGTAACGCTTTCAGAAATAAAACACACAACAAGGATCACAACAGACTATAAACCGACAGAAAGGAGTGTAAAACCGGCATGGATGAAGTAAAAGTTTTGAATCAGTACACAGACGAAAATTGCGCAGTATACAACGGTGATAGTTGCGAAGTTATCAAGATGTTCGATGATAACAGCATGGATATGATGGTGTATTCCCCTCCTTTTTCAAGCCTTTACACTTATAGCAATTCCGACAGGGATTTGGGGAACAGCCGCAGCGATGAAGAATTTTACACGCACTTCGGATTTTTGGCAGATGATCTTTTCAGAATTTTGAAACCAGGACGAATTATGGCGGTGCATTGTATGAATATTCCAGCTATGAAAGAGCGTGACGGTTATATCGGATTGAAGGATTTTCGCGGCGATTTAATCAGACTTTTTCAGGATCGCGGATTTATCTATCACGCGGAAGTGTGTATTTGGAAAAATCCGGTCACGGAAATGCAGAGAACAAAGTCGCTCGGACTTTTGCACAAACAGATTAAGAAAGATAGTTGTATGTGTCGTATGGGTTGCCCTGATTATGTGATTTTTATGCGGAAACCTGGAGAAAACGCGGAACGCGTGACGCACACAAACGAAACATATCCTGTTGATCTTTGGCAGAATGTTGCAAGTCCGATTTGGGAAGAATATAACACGCCTACATGGTGGGATATCAACCAAAGCGACACGCTCAATGCAAGGGTAGCAAAAGACGAAGAATCAGAACGGCATATCTGCCCGTTACAGTTGCCGGTGATTGAAAGGTGCATCCGTCTTTACTCAAACGAAGGCGATACGGTATTTACGCCGTTTATGGGTATCGGATCGGAAGTCTATCAGGCAATCAAGATGGGAAGAAAAGGAGTAGGAATTGAACTGAAACCATCATACTTCGATTGTGCGGTAGAGAATATCAAGACGCTGAAAGAAGAAATGAATCAGATTTCTCTTTTCGACCTGAAAGGCGGTGAAACATGAAACCTGATGGAGTTTTATGTGTTTACAAAAACGGAAAGAATGAAACGGCAAGATCGTGTTTCTACGGCGGCAGATGTGACGGAAAGGATTGCTGCGAATACATCATATTGACAGGGCATAGCAGACCGAAGGACAAAGTGAATGACAAATATCCATACAATTACTGTACGGCATATAAGCATATCACGCCGGAAGAACGCAGACGGATCAACGAAGAACGGGCAAGCCGGATACATAAAAGACAGACGATTGATTATGTGAGTAGCGAAGGGTGGTGAGAAAGTGCTTGACAAGGAAAGTAAATCAGAGAACGCTTTAACGAACGAACGAACGAACGAACGAACGAACGAACGAACGAACGAACGAACGGACGGACGGTTTACCATTGCTTTTTTGAACAATCCGGCACTTTCAAGAACGAATTTCGGAAATTAGGGTATGAAGCATACGATTATGACATTCTGAATGACTACGGACAGACAGATTATCAGATTGATTTGTTTGCGGAAATCGAAAAAGGTTATGCCGGTGATCCGTCAATCTTTGACAGGATCGCAGAAACAGATTTGGTTATGGCGTTCTTTCCTTGCACGAAGTTTGAAGATCAAGCGATTTTAGGTTTTCGCGGTGACAGATATCAGATGGGCGGTTATACGGACAGTCAAAAGCTGGAATACGATATCGTGCAACACAACGAATTACATACGAACTATGTAGCGATTACAAAACTTGCCATTATCTGCCTGAAAAGAAATCTGCGGCTTGTGATTGAAAATCCATTTAGCGAACAACACTACCTGACAAGGTATTGGGCGATAAAGCCGAAAGTGGTTGACCGTGACAGGCGGAAAGACGGCGATATTTACAGAAAGCCTACGCAATATTGGTTTGTTGGCTTTGATCCGAAATGCAATTTGCTGACAGATGGATTTGTCTATGTTGATACCGTCAAGGCGTTGCAGAAAGTCACAGGAAAAGACGGAAAGAAAAGAGAAGTGTTGCGCAGCGAGATACATCCACAATACGCAAACAGATTTATCAGGCGATACATACTTGACGGAAAGACGGAAGATAACCAGGACGATCAGATAAACATTTTTGATTTTTTGAAAGGCGAAAACAATGAAACTGACACAAACTGAAAAGGCAAACAGATATGACGCACTTGTATGCGCGGTAGGTGTAACGAAAGAATCATACGAACGGCAGTTAAAAGAGATTGAAACAGAGTTGACGCTTCCGGCAAGTGAGCAGATACACGCAATGTTGGTAGGGAAGAAATATCTGTTGATGGAAGTCATAAACACAATGGAAGGATGGTGCAAATGAAAGAATTTTACGAAAGCAACGAAGATTTCCGGCGGTATGTTGATCGTGAGTGCGCAGAACCCAAAAAGACCGTAGATCAGGCGTTGGAACTGTCATGGGTGCGAAATGCGTATGAGTATTACAAGGACGCAGAAAAGGGCAAAATAAGTAGCACAGAGATAAAGGTCGGATGCGGTTGTGTTGATTTGGAAGATAAGTCTTGTTAGTGGGGTGAGTGAATGAACGCAAGGCAGAAAGCAAAGTATTACAAGCGGAAATATGAGCAGATTGCAAATCAGTCGATGGAAAGTCTCATCAAAGAAGTGCGGCGGTGCGATGTAGATACGCTGGAATTGAACAGACTTTATTCTGACAGAGAAATCGAAGATGATTTCATTCAAGCGACCGTCAAACGCGATTTGGCATTAGAGATCGCAAAGCAGATGGATCGATACGTTGAATACAGAACAAATTATCTGCCGGAAATCCAAAAGTACAGACTGATTGCAAGGGTGCGGATTGTGAGGTGCGAATGAAAGACAAGATATTTTGGGAAATCCTTGAAGCAATACCAGATATTCCAAAGGAAGAAGATTGGGGCAAATGGCATTATGCGAAATGCCCTTGTGGTGGAACAATCAAAGCAATCCGAAGTGTGAATTACGGTCATTTACACGCGAAATGTGACAAGTGCGGATTTGAATTGCATGAATAGGCGGTGAGTACAAGTGAAGAGATATGAACAGATGCAAGATAAAAAGAAAAGGCTTGAAATAGCACATAATATATGTGATGCGATTTTGAATGCTGTTGAAGATTGTGAGAAATGTCCATTTGCTCACAGATGCTATAAAGGGAATAATGGCGTAATGGATTTTTTCATGGAGGAGGTTGCAGAATGACAAGAGAAAAGTTATTGGAATGTCTGATTGACAGACCTTGTGATGTATGCCGCTATCATACTGAAAATGGTTGTGAAAGATGGAAATGTGTATTTGAAGAAGTAGATGATGAAGTTAAACAGCCTTGTGAGGATGCAATCAGCAGAACAGATGCAATCAGAGTGGCAAATGGCTATTGTCATTGGTCAAATATTTCGAAAGAGTTGGGAAAGTTGCCGTCAGTAAATCCGATTCCATGTGAGGATGCAATCAGCAGACAAGCGGTGCTTGAAGGATTGGCTAACATAGCGAAAGCAAAGGCAAAAAGTGATGCTCAAAAATCCTTGATTGGAAGAACGATGTTTTTTGTAGAACAGTTGCCGTCTGTCAGTACGAAAAAGACAGGGCGGTGGATTCATTGGTATGAAGTGATAGAAAGTGCAGATGGCAAAAGCACAGACCATATACCGCATTGTAAGTGTTCTGAATGTAACTATGAGTATGATACTTATTCAGCACAGTTTATTAAGTATTGCCCAAATTGCGGCGCAAAGATGGAGGTGGAGGAATGACAGAAGATAAGTTTACAAGTGAAGTAGTAGACACTTTAGGGGCAATATATAAAAGAGGATTTGCGGCTGGGAAGAAAGAGGCAGCAACCTGGATTCCTGTTAGTGAGAGGTTGCCGGAGGAGAATGGAAATTTCCTTACAGTGGATGAACATGGATATATACATATTTTTTGCTTTGTTAAGAACTTAAAGATGGTCGATGATTTTTATTTTTTCGATAAAAATAATGTTCCTGGTTGGTATGACTATGATTCAGAATTTGGTTTCTATCAGATTAAGGATATTGTCGCATGGATGCCATTACCACAGCCCTACAAGGCAGAAAGTGAGGATAAGGAATGACAGAAAGAATGGAAAACACTATAAGACATATTAAATCCGGCGTTGATGTTGATCCTTGGGCAACTGAGGAAGTCGAGAGAGTGTTTAAGGCGGTTGATGAAATAAATGAACTTATCTCAGATTGCGAAGAGTACCAAAAAAGCAATGATAGTTCTTACCACAAGGAACAGGAAAAGGTCATCGTGTATGACAAGATCGTGGAGATTTTGAAGGGCGGTGAGTGAATGAATGATTTGATCAGCAGACAGGCTGTGCTTGATTTGGCTTATGATATGTCGGAAATTGACGGAGAACATTTTACAGATTCGCACATGGTAGTTGATATTGATGATGTACAGAAGTTGCAATCCGCAACACAGAAGCATTGCGAAGATGTAATCAGCAGACAGGATGCTATTGCTGCGGTTGCTTGTTTGGATCGCATGAAAAAGATTGATGAAAAAGTGACAAACTTAGAAAAATTCAAAGAAGTATTCGGATTCACACCGGACGAAAGAGTTTGTGTCGCTCCGCCGAAGGTTTGCTTAGGCAACGAATGTGAAACCTGTCCTTTTGATGATTGGTGGAACAAAGAGTACAATACGTGTTTCAAGATCAAGGAGGAATTTGAGGAATGAAAAAACATACTTACGAAGAATTGATAGATTCTGGATATAGAGTAGAAAATGCACAAATAAAAAGTGTTGATTTGAGTATGGCAGATCATGGTTGCTTGACATTGGCACTTGATCTTGAAGGCAAAGGTTGGGGAGTTACATACGGAGGATATGTGCTTGCAAAAGGTTATGTTGGTGCAGATGATGATTCCTTCTCCGGCAGCGCAAAAGGTATGGAGAGTATAGTAAGGATCATGGATGTTGTTGGTTGCGACCGATTTAATGATATGAAACACGAATATATAAGAGTTGCATTAAAAGGATATGGAGCAACGCCTGTGAGAATTATCGGCAATATTATCAAGGATAAGTGGTTTGATATCGAGGATTTTTTTAAGGAATTTAACGAATAAATGAGTTGATTACTCATAAACAGAAAGGTGGTGAGGTTTATTGTATACAGATTCAGAATATTTACAAGTTGCTATTGAAAGTGGTATGATAGACCTTACCACCTTGCAAGTCGCAGTAGAAATGTCCGAAAAGAAGAAGTTTTTGGAGATGCACGATCAAAAAGTATGGCAAGGAAAAGATGGCAGATGGTTTACATATTTGCCGGACGGAGAGAAAAGGGGGTTGATAAGAAGAAAAAATAGAAAAGACTTAGATGATTGCATCGTGAATTATTACAGGCAGAAGGAAGATAACCCTTCGATAAAAGATGTATTTTATCTATGGCTTAATGAAAAACTCGAAATGCAAGAGATCAAAAAAGGAACTTACGATAAGTACGAAAATGATTTTTACAGATTTTTCGGCGATTTCGGAAGTCATAAGATAAAGTCAGTTACGGAAGAAAGCCTGGAATTGTTTATAAGGCAGCAGATAGGAAATCTGGAACTGACAAACAAGGCTTATGCAGGACTTAGAACTCTAATTATAGGGATATTCAAGTACGCAAAGCGAAAGAAATATAGTGATATAAGCATTTCGACCTTTTTTAAGGACTTACAACTTTCGAGAAAGATATTCAAACAAAATCCTAAAGATAATAAAGATGAAGTCTTTTCCGAAAGCGAAACGAAACTCATAACAAATTACTTAAAAGATAATCCATCATTACTACATTATGGTATGCTACTCTGTTTCCAAACAGGTGTCCGTGTTGGAGAACTTGTTGCATTAAGGTATTCTGACGTACAAGGCGATATGATCCATGTACAAAGACAAGAGATCAGGTACAAGGATGATAATGGTAAAAGTGTTTTAGAAGTAGTCGATTATACTAAGACCGAAGCCGGAAACAGATACATTGTCCTGACGGAATGTGCAAAACAAACGATAGAAGCCATGAAGAATTACAGTTATACGGACTTTATGTTGGAGCGTGAAGTTAGGATCAGATGCAGCACGATTAACAAAGAACTCTACAAGGTTTGTAAGCGGTGTGGACTAACACCACGTTCAATGCACAAGATCAGAAAAACGTATGCTACAACCTTAATTGATGCCGATGTAGATGATAGCATTGTAATGGAAATGATGGGTCATAGTGACATAGCAACGACAAGAAAATTCTACTATTTTAGTAGAAGCGGGGAAGATAAAAAGAAAGAACAGATATACAGGGCAATCGCGTACTAATTTGTTCCCGATAGAACAAAGGGAACAAAGGGAAGGTGCTGAAACATCAGTAAATACAAGGGTTTTCGCATTTTCATTAAGGGTTCGATTCCCTCTTCCCCTGCTAAAAAAACCCAGTAAATACGGGCGTTCCGAGAGTTCGATATCCTTGAGGGAACAAAAAGGGAACAAGAGGGAACAAAAAAATGATTTAATCGAAAGAAAGGAGTAAGACTTGCAAGGTGTTTTCCTTTCTGAAAGAGAGTGGTTTTCGCCACTCTTTGTTTTTGCACAAAAAGCGAGAAGCCGGACACCACTCCGACTTCTCTTTTCAACCAAACACCAAAATCCAAAGAAAGGATTTCGATAAAGTTGTGGGTAGGGATTTGCACCCTACATGAATCAGATTAGCGTAACCGAACATACAAACTAAAACACATCTTACCCGGGGTAGTTTTAATTTGTTGATAGTTCTTGGTACTGATTCGCATGTTTTACTGCGTCTACCTATTCCGCCACCACAACTCGCGTACTAACGCGCTCAATTTATTATAACACGGATTTTAGAAAAATGCACTAATCGAAGAAAAAAAATTCGCGTACTAATCATTTTTCGATTTCTGCTGCCGTGATCCGAAGGTCAAATCTCACTCTGAAAAAATTTTTCTACGATATCCGTCAGTCGATTGCAAGACTGCATAAACATTTCTGCATCTTCATCGAAACCTTTTCCGGCGATCTTGTCTGCAAACTTCGCAAAAAGTAGTTGCATGGTTGCCAGGTCGATTTTTGTTTGCTCATCCATCATTTGTATGTCACTCCTAAATATACATAAGATTTTTCGCCTGTTTTCCAGTCTGAAAACGTGTACAAACTATTCATGTCATCAGGCGATGGTTCTTCTCGTTCTATGACTGTATATCTGCTTTCTAAAAACTTGTGAATAACATTATACAGACTTTCATTTGCTATGCTGATTTCTTCGCTGCGATCGACAGATACAAGCGGCTCACCGTCTTGTCCGGTGCCTACTTCTTCACCGTAAACCGCAAAAACCTTTTTTCTACCGATTCTGTGCGCAAGCGATTCGGCTTGCTCCATTGTTTCTATGATCGGAAGTCCGTCTGTATCTGCCTTGAAAACAGACAATCCAGGCTCGAAACATTCATCAAGGTTTTTCTTCCATCCGAAAAGTTCAATACATTCTTTCAAAACTTCTTCCGGCTCTTTATCTGTGCCTTCCATCATTTCCGTCAAGTCGCTTCTTTGGTTGCCTGACAGTTTCAAATAGTTCAATGATCTTCCTGATTTCGGGATATAACCGAAACGGATATATTGGTTTTCTTTTTTCATTTCGGTTTCTCCTTATCTAAAAAATCTCTTAGGTTTATTTGCTTTCCAGAAGTTCAAAAGTCTTTCGGTTTCTTCATCCGATACCATCGGGATTTCTGTTTTCAGCGTTTCTTCCGGCGTGATATAAAATCCGTATCCGTATCTCGGCAGTTCTTCGCATCCGTTAAAACCTAAGATATTCCGGCTGTCCTGTGCTGATCGTGTTCTGAGTCCTACTCGTGCGTCAAAATTGACTTTGATCGGAGTAGGAATGACAGTTGACAGAGGGCACTGTGTTGCGGCTATGATGTGGATGTTTGCTGCCCGTCCGATCTGTGCAAGTCTTTGGATGATCGGTGCTGCCTTTCTGCCGTATGCCGTCATAATATCTGCAAGCTCGTCAATGATGATATATACATCCGATCCATCATATCTCTTTAAGCCTTTTCTCTGCATTTCGCGGTATCTGGATTCCGTCAAGATCATTGCCCTGTCAAGTGCTTTCAGGATATCCACCGGCTCGGATGCGTACAGAAGAGTGTGTGGCAGATTTTTGTACTGAGCAAGTTCTACGCGCTTCGGATCGATCAGGATAAATTCTGACTTTGCAGGACTGTTGAAAAGTGCCGTACTGACTATGCCGTTGATTACTACTGACTTTCCGCTACCTGTTGCGCCAGCGATCAAAAGATGCGTTTGTTTTAACATATCCCGATAGATTGTGTAGGCTGTGCCGCCTGGTGTTTGATAAACTTTTTTCATTTTCTGATCCTTTCTGCCGCGAAAAAAATCGCGTACTAATTGTTTTTTTGGTGTTTGGTTTTTATCGTAAAAAATTTTTTGCTACCTTGGAAAAAATATTTTTTGCTATTTTCAAAATAGATAAAAGGTTTACATAACTTTTTCCGTCAACCTTTGTCCGTTTGCCTTTTGCGTCCATCCGTGGCGGTTTCTGCCTTGCCGGAATTGTCTTTTGCTTTCGTGCAATTCCTTTGTATGCGCTTTTCGTTGCGGTTTTTGTGGGTTTCCCCGTCTTGCGTTCTGTTATCGCCGTTGTGGGCGGTTTTCGTTTCTGCCGTCCGTGATGATCTTGTCACGGCTTGCCCGCTTTGATCGTTTCCGGCTTGCCGTCTGCGGCTTTCATTTTGCCCGTTTTCGGCTTTTCTCTGCCCTTGTGGGGGTTTCCCTTGCCTTTGATCGTTTCAAGGCTTTTTCGGGGCGTTTTCGGCTTTGTTTCTGCCGTCCGGCTTTACCTTTCATCATATCGCCGCTTGTGTGCGTCCGTCAACCTATCCCACAACGCTCATTTTTGCCCTATTTCGCGCTTTTGCTGCGCTTGTGGGGTTGTATGCCCTGATAGGGTTACAAGCCGTTTTTGGGGCGTTTTTGGGCGTTCTGTGTGGTGTTTCGTAAAGCTGGATAACGCCGGATCAATTCAAAATGTCAATGTGCAAGTGTAAAATCCGCCGCCGCGATTCGAACGCGGAAAAGACTAAAGTCTTTCGACCTTTCCGACGGGTAAAAAATTAGATTTCTACTACTTCATGCAGAAGAGTGTGGCTATTCTTTGCAACAAAATACTCTATAATGTTTCCGTTCTCATCTTCAAAGAATAAAGCGGGCGTATATTTATATTGTTTTCTGTATGCGATATGTAAAACAAAATCGCCTATTGTTTCATTTGTGGCGGGTTTTTCAATACAATTTTCGTAGTGGTGAGTTGCCGCCCATTGCAGAAAATTCTCTGCTCCGTCCGGCGTGATTTTCGGGACTTTCACAAAGTAACATTTACTTGCTTTTTCAATCATGTTTCCGTTATCCTTTCTTGTCAAGTTTTCCCCGCCTTTATGGGGCGGGGTGGTGGTGTTTATCTGTTTGCGCGTTCTGTCTCAAAATGTGCAATAACGCTTTGTACTTCACATATAAGGATTTCTTTATCGTCCGGCGGAGTATCCGCGTAGTTGTTCACGATGTAGTCAAAAGCCACTTTTGCGGTTTCTTCATCTGTAAACCGTGCAGAGTATTCGAGCTGTCCGTCATAACTGCAAGCGTAAACCCAAAAGATAAAATCGCTGTATGATCTTTCTTTTGATACTTCGCAATACATATCATCGTTGTCATAATACAAAATGTTGTTATCTTCATCTAACATGTGCGGTGTATAACTATAATTATTGATATCCATGCTTTTTCTTCTCCTTTCATGCTTCCATGATCTGTTTGCCGTAGTCGGTCAAGGTATAAGAAAAACAGTCTTGTTTTATCAATCTTTTTATGTGGTTTCTATCGCCAAAAATGGTACTGCTGCAAGTGCTTTTCGGTCTTGCTATTGAGTATAACACGCCTTTTTTATCTGCGTAAATATCCCAATTATTGCAATAGTTTTCTTCCGGCTTTCCACCGATTGCGAAAAGAATTAACTCTGTTTCAAAATACAAGCCGCCGCTTTGATATCCTTTTAGCGTTTCGGCGGTTTCGGTTTCTTTCTGATACTCTCCGCGTTCTTTGTTCCATGATGTAAAATAGGTTTTCATCTGTTCTATCTCCTTTCCTTATGCGAAAATCCTGGGCGCGTTTTCCATGATCTTCTCGCCGTCTGTCAAAAGGTCGTCACGGAACTCGCAAAACATTTCTGCCGCGGTTTCGATAGCTTCTTCCGTGTATGAGTAGTCGACTTCTTCTATGCACCTTTTCACAATGGCGCGGGTTGCTTTTGATACCTTCTCACGCATCCATTCTTCAAAGTCTGCATATTTTTTGTCGGTCATTTCAATATAACCGTTGTAAACTTCTTCGAAAAAATCAGCGCGGGCGGCTGCTCTTGCTATCTCCGGCAGGATATCGCCGAAAATACTTTCTTTTTCGTCATGATCCATGCAAGCGGTCAGAAAATCCGCAAAATTGCTTTCTTTCACGGTGAAGTGATTTCCCGGATATCCGATATTGTAGTCAATGCCACGCATACGCGAAAAAGGTGCTAATACATACTCATTCAGCATAAACCACGCATCTTCTTGCGCGTTTTCTTCTGCGGTTTCCCGCAAAAATTTGTTGTTGCTCAAAAGGTTTTTAACCTCTGCCGTTGTCAGTTCACACAATTTTTTTAACATAGTTTTTCCCTTGTCCTTTCTTCTGTTTTGGTTGTTTGGTTTCTTTCCTTTCGGAAAACCCCGCCGCCGGTCTGGGCGGTGGATTGCCTGAAAACAATTCCGGCGGGGTTGTTGTGTTATCCTATCCACGCGCGGCGCGTTGCGTTGTATGTCGCGCCGTTTGCGTCCTGAAACTTCTCGTTTTCTGAAAAAGTAAAAACATAAAGTTTTTCGCCGTTTTCAGTTTTCTTTTTTTCCGTTCCGTGCTGCATTGCGTATTTTTCACGAAAACCCGCTTTTTCTGTTGCTTCTCTTTTTTCTTTTGCTGTCATTGTTTCGCCCTCCTTTTTATCTGTTCGCCCAATACCCGCAAGAAGTTATATTTTTTTGGTATCTGTTGAAATATCTTTCAAGGCGTTCTTTATAATTTGTTTTCAGTTTTTCGATGATCTCCAAAAGATCGCCGACTTCTTCCGGCGTCATTTCGTGCGCCTTTGCTTTTCCGGATTTCAAATTATAGTTATCATCCAAAGATGTGAAATAAATATATGTTTCGCTGTTTTCGTCTTGTTTCGGATATTCAAGGATTGCGGGGCGGCTGTTGTATCTGCCCGTTGTGCATCCTGTTTCTTCAAGTTCTTTTTTGCTTTTCTTCCATCCGTCCGCCCAAAAATCATTGAAATTTCTCATGTTATAACTGAAAAATACGGCTTTTTTGTTTTCACCGTTCTTTGAAATTGGGCTTTCATACTCGTCACTATAATATATAGTGTTTTCTATTGTGGGTCGGTCAACTGCCACCGCAAGCCCCAAACGAGGAAAAAAGATATAATCTTTTTTATTGAAGTAATCAATCCATCCGCCTTTTGTGAACTGCCTTTTTGTTCCATCATCTTTTGCGGTTTTCACAAAACTATAATTTTCAATAAAAGCTGCTTTTTCTTTCCCCGTCAAAAGATAAACACTTTTCTTTGTTTCTGTTTCGGTGATCGTTTCACCGTTCGCGATTGTTTCCGCAATCGTCAAGCGTTCCGGCGTTTGCTTTGCGTACCAAAGTTTTTTTGCCCTGTGCCATCTGAAATTATTGCTTTTCAGAGTTTCAATGGTTGCCGATTCCGGCTTGCTATCGAATGAGATTTCGATTCCGTTCAATTCCTGATTCAATGTAATATTTGCTTTCATGTTTTCGCCCCTTTCTTATAATGCAAGCCAATCTTTCTTGCCGTAGTTTGTACCCAAAAACAGATTGATATGCTTTAGGGTTGTTTTGCTGTAATCGTTCCACAACTTCCGGATTTCTCCCGTTGCCTTGTCCTTTGCTAAAATCAAAGTGTCATAGGACTGTAAAAAGATTTCTTTTTCGGTTTCGATCGTCACGGCGCGATTGTTTGCTCCGCCCAACAACCTAACCGTTCCCGTCACGGCGGCGTTGGCGATAACTTCCGCCTTTTTCGGTGTTTCTGTCATCCATCCGCTTCTGTAGTCTGCGATACTTTCAAAATATGCCATTGTCTTTTCCTCCTTGTGGTGTGTTTGGTTGTCTTATACTCTTTCAAGTCTTACGCCGTTGTCCTTTTCTAATTCCTGGGCCTCCTGAGTGGTCAACTCTACGATGCCGATGTAAAAGCCGTCAATAATTAAGTTGTACTCTTTCATGCCGTCACCGCCTTTATTGATACTGTCAAAAGTGCGTTGCCTTTTGCACTCTGTTCTGCGATGATCTCCGCAACTCTTGCAAGTGCTTTTTCTTCTGTTACGGAATAAAGATTGCTTTCTTTCATTCCGTTCTGGAATTTGATTGTGTAGTTGTAAAGCATTTTCTTTCCTTCCTTTCTTCTTTTTTGTGGTGTTGGTGTTTGGTTGCCGCTCTTGTCTGATAGTTTTCTGAAAAAGCCGCTCGTGGTGTTTCCGTCTTTTCCCTACTCTGTATCAATTTATGCGGGGCGGTTGTTGGTTTTATTTTCACGCCGTGTATTCTTCCGGCGTATGAAAATCTTTTAAAACATTTTTCATGTGGCTCTTGTTCTGAAAATAACTTGTTTCGCCGTTCTGCCATGTTACAATGATTTCATAATCCCACTTTTTTGTGATTTCGTTGTAGGTCTTTTCCTCTGCTGCGGTGATATCTTCAACGAGTGCTTTGTATTCTTTTGGAATGTATTTCATCAAATCTTTGTTCATGTTTTGGTGTCCTTTCTTGTTTTGTTGTGTTGCTTTGTTGTGTCCTACTATAGCACTACTTTTAGTGTTTGTCAACACTATTTTTAGAGTTTTTTCAAAAAATTTTTTAGGGGTTGAAAAAGTGCCGTTTTTATGGTATTCTTGACACTGTAAAAGCACTAAAAAGGGGGTGAAGAGAAGTGATAAGATACAAAATAGATATTGTTAAGGAACTATCAGAAAAGGGGTATAATTCAGCAAAATTGCGAAAAGACAAGATTATGTCACAAGCGACTTTGCAAAATATCCGTCATGGTGTCAATTTTAATATTCAGACTTTGAATGATATTTGTATTATGCTTAGGTGTCAACCTTCAGACATAATCGAAGTAGTTGCAACGGATGAAGAAAAGATAAAGTTTTTCTGACAGTCAAGTGATGATCGGCTACAAGGGCGGGTTTTTCCCGTCCTTTTTCTTTGCTCCGATCTACTCGCAGCGCGTCCGGTTTTTGATGATCCCGTGCCGATTTTTTGAATATCCAGGAACACACAACGCGCAAAATGGCTCATATAGGGCGGTCATGGTGCCTGGGTGGTGGTTAGTGCCTTAAAGGGGGTTAAAACGCCTAAATGTGGCAAAATGAGCCTTGTAGGGCTATTTAAGTATTGACAAGCGCGGCGCGCCGTCCTATATATTAAAATATAAGGGTTGTTTGTATATCTGTTATAGATATATAAAGGGTAGGTAATATATATGACATTGGAACATGTAGAAAATACAGAAAATACAATAGATATATTCAAAAATGACATAGAGTTATATGTCAAATTATGGTGTGAAGAAAACAACGTAGAAGATATATGCTCTATATCTCAAAACAGATATAACGCCTTATTATATTATTTATATCTTCATGTTTTCAAAGATAATTTGAAAAGTAAAGAATGTAAAGATAATGGATTATTTAATACTTCTTTTAATGCTTATGATATGGATTTGATAGAAAACATTGTAGATATATATATTTTTATGTCAGATCAATACGATAAGATTATATCTGTTCAGGGTTTTTGTAGATTAACAGGTATTAGCGATAGTGTGTTATATGAATGGTCAAATGATGACAGGAGAATGAGAAAAGCAAGTTCACGTAGTACGGATATTGTCAAAAAATTAACAAACGAACGCGAGCGGACTCTTGCAGATCGCCTTGCATCCGGCGTTAAAAATCCGGTCGGTGTCCTTGGTTGCCTTAACCATTGGCACAACTGGGCGGGCGTTGGCAACATGGAACAGCAGAAACCGCAGCAGATTAGCTTGTCAGATGTGCGGAAACAGGCGGCTGTATTGTCTGACAACTCACAAGAAAAGCCTTTGCAGATCGCGAAAACTGGTGTTTGAAATTGTCTGACAAATAGACACAATTATAAGTCCAGTATTTACAAGGGTTTTGAGGGTTTAGGGAAGTATAAAGATATACAAAATATAGATTTAATATACCTTTAGCCGTGATTTTGAGAATTGTTTGAAACAATAGTGCAATTCGAAAAAGTTTCGATCCGGCTGTGGGGGGTGGGGGCTTTATGGATCAGCCCAGGGCGGCTCTCTTAGTCCGAAAAATATCCGCCAAAACAAAAAGGCTTTATTATTAAATATAATATATATCAATGTCATTCAACACAATAGACTTGTATATATTATAACCTACTTCACAACAGATGGTAATAATAAATATATTATTCAACTACACCGCAATAGATATTATTTATAAATATAACCCATAGGACTGTAAATAGTATTTATATATCATATACCACATTACTATATCAGTCAAATAAATATATAATATATATCTTTTACATACAAGGGATAAATACATGAGATACATAGGTCTGTTACAGATAATTAGTTATCTTGCAAAACATAGGTATTAAGGGGGAAGAAAGAAATGGGAATAGTAATTGATAATGAGTTTAAGGGTTTGATACCGCCATTAGAAACAGACGAGTATTTGCAACTTGAAAAAAACATACTTGCAGATGGCATACGTGATCCGCTTGTGGTATGGCATCAGGAAGGCAAGACAGATGATATCCTGATTGACGGACATAACAGATTTCAGATTTCGAGATTGCATGGCAATATTCCGTATCAGGTTGTCAGCAAGGATTTTGACAGCCGGAATGAAGCGATGTGTTTTATCATAGACAACCAACTCGGCAGAAGGAATATAAATGCCTATGTTCGGTCGGAACTCGCTTTGAAGAAAAAACCGCTGATTGCGGAACAAGCGAAAGAAAAACAAAAAGAAGCTGGTGGGGCGGTTCGTCAGAAATCTGACAAAGCGGTAGTTGATACCAAAAAAGAACTTGCCAAAATTGCCGGGGTATCTCATGACACGATTCACAAAGTCGAGGTCATACAGGAGAAAGCCCCGGAAGAAGTGAAACAACAGCTTCGCAAAGGTGATGTGTCGATCAATCAGGCGTATAAAGATGTGATAAACCAAAGCGTCAAGCCAAAGGATGTTGTGAAAGATGCAAAGGAACGGCACGAACAGTTCAAAGAGAACAAACAGGAAAAGATCGTCAGTTTCAATGACGCACAACAGGACAAACGGGATAAGAAAATCCTTGCGATTGATTTATCACAAAAGATATTCAGGGCAATAGATATCCTTGACAGCCTTGCTAATCTTCCGGCGTTGGAAGGATCAGATGAAAACTACAAAGACTTATTAGGCAACCTTGACGATGATAGCAAAAAGACTTTGTACAACGGACTGACAAGAATGATAACAATAGCCGCCGATATTCGGGAAAGGGTGAAAGCATGAGAGTTTCAGAAATGAAATCATCAGACATAAGGGTTTTCGCAAAGGCATATTTGGCAGAACAGGAACAGGCTGGATTCAAGTCATTCAGTATGTACGATTTGGTCAAAAAGATTTGCGCTAAATATGATTTTACGGGAATGACAAGCGACCTGAAAGATATCATTTATCGCGGCGTTGCATATCAGGCGTATATCGTTGCAAGCGAACAAGGCTACGCTTCTGTCTATCGCAGAAAAGGTCTGTTCATGAACATCGAAAAGTGCGATGAAGAAGTGTTCCTGGATAAGATGATTGAAAACACCAACAGAGATATTGACGGCAAGAAAAAGGTCAAGTTGGTCAAAGAAACTGCGAAGGCATACGCGGCGCAGCATAAGTCCGATATCGAAGGGCAGCACGAATTTGTGATCGAGAACGGAAGGATTGAAGGTTGCGCAAAACAACAGACGGTCGAAGAATACATCGAGAAGTTGACAAACATTTCGTGGACACTTGAAAAAGAGAGCAAAGCAGTATGACAGAAGTTGAATATCTCAAAGACCTTATAGGTGAACTTAGCCCAAAACTTTTAAAGCACGTTGAAAACGATATGTACGGGCAGAAGGCGGCGCACGGAAGAATTTATCAGACTTTCGATCAGTACGGCGAAGTTGACTTTGAAAAAGATTACGGGATTGTGAGGACAAAACAATGAACGGCGTGTACACTTACAAGGACTTGACCGAAAATGATAAATCCTACGTTGACGGGTTTGACAAGGCGGTTGAAGAAATCTCCGAAGGGTGCGATGAATACATCATCGAGCAGCTTTGCGCAGACCATGAAGATTTTGATTCGGTTGCCGGACAGATGAAACGCGAGATCGTAGATGCGGCGTTCCAAATCTTGTATCAGATTTTGACCGACAGACGGCAGAATATCATTGTTTCGATGATTGACGGCTATGATGATGAATGATAAAGGGGTGGGGATATGAAGGTAATCAACATTGTATCAGCAATCTTTGTAGTAGGATTTTACTTCGCATTGCTTTACACGATACCCAGGGCGATAGCAACATTTGACGGACAGGATATAAAATTTGCGATATTGAATGTGTTTTTGTTTGTATGGTTTGCGTTTTTATTCAAGGGAACGGCAAAAGGGGGTTGTGAGGATGACGGCTAATGTATGCTTGGCAATTATCATTTTTGTTTCCACGGTTGCAGTCGGAAGTGCAATTTTTGGTATTGTAGACTACATCAGGACGCAGAATTGGATTGAAGAACAAGAAAAATATTTAAGGGAAATGGAGAACAAAAGGGCATGAATAAGGTTTTAGTAACTGGAAGAATGGTAAAGGATGCAACGATCAATGATGCCGGAAGCACAAAGGTAGCGAAGTTTACAGTAGCAACGCAGAGGAATTTCAAGGACAAGGACGGAAAATATGGCGCAGATTTCCCAATGTGTACAGCTTTTGGAAAGACGGCCGAGATGATTGAAAAACATTTCCACAAAGGATCGCAGATTGGGATTATCGGCAGAATAAACACCGGATCATACACGAACAAGGACGGTCAGAAGGTCTACACAACAGACATAGCCGTAGAGAACGTGGAATTTATCGGCAGCAAGGCTGAAAACGAAGTTGCTTCGCAGAGTAGCGACAAGCCAGACGGATTCATGAACATACCAGAAGGCGCGGATGATGATTTGCCGATGTTTGGCTGAGAGAAGGTATAGCATGACAGGAAAAGAGTATCAGGAACTTGCGGCAAGGACAATCAACAAGGATTTGACACTTATCGGACAAAGAAATCATGCGCTGCATCTTTTGAGCGCAGAAGTCGGTGAACTTCATTCGCTTTACCAAAAAGAGTATCAAGGTCATGGTATGCCTGACAGAGAACACTTACTCAAAGAATGCGGCGATATAGTATGGGGCGTTGTCGAGTTTTTAACATCGCAAGGAATGAGTTTTGACGATTGCATGGAACAGAACATCGAAAAACTGAAAAAACGATATCCCGAAGGCTTTACGGCAGAACGCAGCTTGCATAGAGCCGAAGGCGATATTTAATTTCATTGGTTTTACACCCTCCAAAGGCTTAGCCGGTATGGTTACTGTTTCGTAACAGGCACACGAAACATCAAGTCCGATTCTTGACGGCTGACTTACGTTTTGCCATAACGTATTACTCCAATGATCGCTACGCGGGGTTGTAACAGGCTTCGCGTAGCACCCACACAAAGAGGATAGAGAAATGTTAAAGATAGATGGACAGAGCATATACCTGACAAGGGGCGATACGGCAGAGATTTCCACAACGGCAACGCTTGATACGGGTGATCCGTATGAGTTTGCTACGGGAGATGTAGTTTATTTCCGCATGGCTATTAAGCCAGGTCAGGATGTTGCGCTTGAAAAGGAATGCACGGTCGATGTTGAAAACAACAAGGCGGTGCTTTATCTTGTTCCCGATGATACACGGGATATGAAATTCAAAGTTTACCGCTACGAATTTGAACTGATTTGTGCAGAGGATGGCGGTCATTACACATACATCGTAGATCAGCCTTTCGAGATAGGAAAGGAGATTGAACGATATGAGTGAGATTATCAATAAAGGGTCAATTTCCGGTCAGGTGCAGAATGAAGGCAAGTCATTAAGTTCTGGCGAGGTCGCAAGGAATGTTGGTGGTACGCATGACTATAACAACCTTATCAATCAACCTTCGGTGAATGGCGTTACACTTGAAAGCGACAAGTCAAGCGAAGATTTGCATATCGTTGCGGTCAAGACAAGTGCAGAATGGGCAGAACTGATAACCTTGCAATCACGCGAAGGTGAAATCTATGTTTATTCAGACGGCGGCGAAGATGGCGAAGGAAACCCGATCCCGATGATAAAAATAGGCGATGGCAACGCTTATGTGGTTGACTTACCATTTGCGATAGCGACCGATATTCGTATCACGGATGAAGATATCCAAAATTGGAACAACAAAGTTTCCGTCAGGGCAGACGGAGAAACCCTTATTTTCTATTGACGAAAGGAGAATAAAAATGCCGACAGCATACATTAGCGAAATCGAATTACCCAGCGGAACTACATACAAGGTGAAAGACGAAGAAGCAAGAAATACCAAAACATGGAAGGGTGTTACAACCACGCCTTTGACTGATGGGGCAACAACAAACCCTATCACAATCGATGGCGAAAGCGTAACGTGCGTTGCTGGTGATGAAACATCATACAACGAAACAGAGTTTATCTTTAACGGAACGAAATGGCAAGAGTACGGCAATCTTTCAGGTCTTGGCACGCTTGCATATCAGAATAGTGCAAGTGGAACATTTACGCCTGAGGGCAGCGTTTCAAAGCCTTCGGTGATCGTGACTGAATCAAAGACAGATATCCCGAATGTAACAAATGTAGGGAGTATGCCGGCTTATACTGTTTCAGGTGAAAAACTGACAATTTCTGCTGGTAGCGCGCCGACACTTGGCACGGCGATTTCTGCTTTGACAGGCGCGACAGCGGCTCTTGACGATGCGCCTACATTCACAGGAACAGCCGGTAGCGTAACAGTATCATAAAGGGGTGAGATCATGGCATATTTAAGTCAATTAAATGTAAATGACAATGATTACGATTTGAAGGACACCGAAGCGCGAAATGACCTTCGATCCACCCAAACCGCCACCGGCAATCCCCTCACCCTCACAGATTGCGCCCCGATAAATGCGGAATCCCTAAAGGTGACATTACAGCCGAAACAAGACTTGCATGGTTATGATTATCCGTGGGTTGGGGGAGCGGGGAAGAATAAGTTTAATTCGACAGGCGAAAAAACAGGGTTCACACTTGATGATGGAATATACACAATCAATACTGTTCCAATCAACAATCTGAGTTGGGTTGCTGGTCAAGTAACCCTTTCGTCTGGTTCATATATTTTAAATGGTGGATATAGTAACGATTATAGAATTTATATCTCGGTAAATGGTGAAACGATAACTTCAAAGGGTGATGGTGATAAGCCTTTTGTATTGACAGAACAAACAACTATATCCGTTAATGCTGTTTGTACGACAAATGCAAGTGTCGGTCAACAAATTAAGCCTATGATTCGTCTTGCCACAGAAACCGACCCGACCTTTGCCCCCTACTCCAACATCTGCCCCATAACAGGATATACAGAGTGTGAAGTGGAGAGCGTGGGTTTTAATCTGTGGGATGAAGAAACAGTAGGCGGATATTTTTCTACTGTTGGAACATGGAATAGCGTAAGTACAAATATTGCAAGCGACAATCCTATTCCTGTTCTTCCAAACACTACATATTACTTTAATACTGCTGGAGAAAATGGTTATATAACCTATTGGAAAAAACCAGTTCCGAGTGGTGTAACCAACAAAACTGACTTTATATCAAGAACACAGGCATTAACTGACCATACGTTTACAACTCCCAATGATTGCCATGCTGTGCATTTTAATATGTCAAGCACGTATGGAGCAACATACAAAGGTGATATTTGCATAAACATTTCCAAAACAGAAGGCACACCGAAAAATGGTGATTATGTTCCCTACCAATCCTCAAATGCGACTATCCAATTCGGGCAGACGGTTTACGGGGGAGTGTGTGATTTTGTTGATGGTGGAACGGATGATGCAATGGATATTATTGATTTGGGTGATTTATCGTGGATACGCACCACAAGTTATGAAAATCCGTTTTTCTACGCAAACATTACAGGAAGAAAGACAGGCGGAGAATTTGATTATAACCCAAGGTCATCTGCTTATCGTTTTGACGCTATCAACAAGAATGCTGACACCTTTGGCAACACTGGTGAAAATGGCACATTTGCTTTCCAAAGGACAAATACTCAGGTGTTTATCCGCAATGATGCTTATACGGATGCCACTACTTTTAAGACGGCAATGACAGGGCAGAAAATATGTTTTGAGAAAGCAACGCATAACACTATTGCAACACCACCCACCGAACTCAAACTGCTCAAAGGCACAAACAACCTCACGGCAGATGGCGTGATGCAGATTGGGTATCAGCCGGATAATGTGATTGGGGAGTTAAAGGGGGAGATTGAGAAAAAGGCTGACAACACTACAAAAACACAGCCGAATTATTACCATCAATACGATAGCACAACGCATAAATTTAGCGACACAACAAGGACTTTCAATCCATACGATGTTGCGAATATCCTTGACATCATGGAAAACACAAGGCAAGCGTTGGAAACAGCAATCAACGATCATGCAAGCCTGTTTTCTCAATGGACTTTCTTAGCGGAAGTCAATTCAAGCGGCGCGTCCGTGACAATTCCGAGTAGTGCTGTCAGGATTCTCGTTGAATTGTATGTTATTGATTTTAGCAGCGTAAATGAAACGCACGTAATTTGTGCTTCTTTAGATGCGGAAGCAAATAACCCAGTCCGTGATGAATACATTGAACTGCATGGAACGGCGTTGAATGCAGACCATTATGTTACAGGAAAGGCTATCGGAACGGACACATGGATCACTACAACAAATGCGGTGGCGAGAGTTTATTATCGGAAATAAGAGGTAATTAAAATGTGACAAGTGACAAAACAAAGTAAATCGTATATACTATATGTGTTTATCAAAATCTTCGGAGGTATCAGCTATGAGTGACAACAAAGATGATATAGTTCAAGAAGAAAAACCAGATGAAAAAGTATCGAAATTTGTTCTTGAAGGAAGTATGGCAAGGATGTCTGAAAACAATAGAAGGATGTTCATTGCCTTACTTTCAATCATTGTAGCTTTATTGATAAATAACATGATGTGGCAAAGTTTTGCAAAGGAAATCTTGAATGATAAAATACTAAACAAAGAGTATTTGAGAGAAATTGTAAAAGAGATAGTAAGGGAGATAGAGTATGAGCAAGAAACCGATTCCTGATTTGCCACGATCTGAATTAGAGCATCTAATTGATGAGTGGATTTTCAACGAAAGGAATCGGAAAATCGTAAAGCGCAGATTGCTTGATGGTATATGTTATGAACCTCTTGCTGATGAATTTGACTTGACGCGGCAAACAGTAATAAAAATTTGTCAAAGGTGTTGTGATGAATTGATTTCTCATATATAATATACGAAATTTGTACTAAAGTTGTACGAAAGATGGACTTTTACTTGATTGTAGAAGTCCTTTTTTATTGCTATCATTTAGGCATGAATTACATTTACAAGAACAACAATCCAATAAAGAAAAGGACAGGCGATTGTGTGATCCAGGCATTGTGTAATGTACTTGATAAAACATGGGAGGAGGTATTTATCGGTTTAGCAGAAATATCATTGCTCATATACGATTTGCCAAACAGCAATTCCGTTTGGGATATCTATTTACGCAACTACGGATTCAAAAGAAAAGTTGTTCCGAATACTTGTCCTGATTGCTACACAGTATTTGATTTTTGCAGAGCTCATCCAAACGGATCATTTGTTTTAGCAACAGGTAGTCATGCGGTTTCTGTTATAGACGGAACGATATTTGACACATGGAACAGTAGCAACGAAATCGTGATTTATTACTACGAAAGTGAGGATTAAACGATGGTGACTTATCCGCAATACCCGATGTTTCAACAGCCAATGCCTGTTTATCAGGCTATGCCACCACAACAGCCTGTTCAACAGATACAACAGCCACAGGTGAGTAGTAATGCCGGAAATATTGTTCATGTGCAGAGTGAAGAAGAAATGAGAACTTATCCGGTTGCTCCTGGTAATACTGTCATTTTCAAGAATGACAATGCTCCGTATATTTACACGAAGTCAATGGATTCTTCACAGTTAGGACAGCCGATATTTGAGAAGTTTAGGCTTGTCAAAGAAGAGGAAGAAAAAATAGAAGAAACTGTGAAACAGCCGGACATTAAAGACGATATTGTTTCACTGAAATCAGATGTTGAATTTATCAAAAAGAAATTGACGGAGATTGCGAAACAGAAGTGCGAATGCACAAAGAAGGCGGGTGAAGATAAATGAACATGATGAATCTGATAAATCAGTTCGGTCAGTTTATGAACAATCCAACAAAGTTTATTCCGCAAGAGTATTTGAACGATCCAAACGCGGCAATTCAACAGTTGATGAATAGCGGAAAACTGACACAGGATCAGTATACACAGGCTTGTAATATGGCAAAACAGATACAAAGCAATCCGATGTTTATGAGGATGTTTGGAAAAAAATAGATATTAAGACGAGTGCGCATAAGTCTTGATATACCGGCTATTCGTTTAGAGAGTAGTTGCTAACCTAAAAAATCTTATAGGAGGTAAAAACAAATGGCAATCACAAATGGTAACTCAGACATTGTAATGCCCGTTTCCCCGCTTGGTGGCGGCGGATTCGGTGGTGGATTCGGCGGTGATTGGAGTGGCTTTCTCATTCTGTTCTTGATCGCGGCTATGTTTGGTGGATTTGGTGGTGGTTTTGGTTTCGGCGGTGGTGCTGGCGCAGAGGGAACTTTCCCTTGGTTGTTAGCGGCTAACCAGAACACAGGAAGTCTTGTAACAAGTGGTTTCGATCATGCCGCAACACAGGCGCAGCTTGGTGACATTCAGAGTGCTATCACGGGTGGTTTCGCAAGTGCAGAAGTAGCAGGATGCAATCGTGCGATGGACGCTATGCAGACAGCATACAACAACCAGATTGCAACGATGAATCAGACCTTTGCTAATCAGCAGGCGTTGAATGCACAGCTTGGCGGTATTGAAATGCAGTTGCAGTCATGCTGTTGCGATAATCGCGCCGCAATCGCTTCACTTTCAGCAGATGTAGCAAGAGAAGCGTGTGCAGACAGGCAGGCGGTAAATGAGGCACTTCGCGATGTAATTGCATCTAACACGGCGAACACCCAGAAAATCCTTGATCAGCTCTATCAGGATAGACTGAGTGATAAGAACGATCAGATTCTTGCATTGCAGAATCAGGTCAATATGCTTAGTCTTTCCGCATCTCAGACCGCGCAGACTGCACAGCTTATCGCTGACAACACAGCACAAACACAGTATATCGTGAACAGGGTTGCACCTTATCCGATTCCGGCTTACACGGTTGCAAATCCTAACACAGTAGTTGTGGCTGCATCATAAGAAAGGCGGTGTTGTTATGGATTTTATTTACAAAATCGAAGATCGCCTTTTAAGTGAACTTGAAGAGATTGAATCCAAAATCCAGGGTGGCGAACCTATTTCGCATGATTGTTTGGACGATATTAAGGATATCTCGGAAGCACTTAACAACTTCACAACCTACTCCGCTATGAAAGATCGTGGGTATTCACAGGATTCAGGTATGTCTCGTGGGTATTCGCGAGGAAGATATAGCCGGAATGGTTATTCGAGAGGTGGCTATGACGATTGGGGAAGAGAACCCCGTAATATGTACTAAAAACTTGGGTGGCTTTTTGCCACCCTTGTTTCAACTAACTATTGACTACTAAATTCTACCCTCCTACCATTGATATATAAATAGGCTATATAAGTGGGGAATATCAATGTTACAAGAAATTCAAGAAGTATTCGATATTGTAAAACAGAATAATAGCCTTGACGCTTTGGAAGTCGGATGCGACCTTGCTGAAAGTGCGTTTGGAAACGAAGAGGCGCATTTTGACGGAATTGAAGTCGCTAAATATGTGCGCGACAGGATTGAGCGTATCATTGCGCCTGATATCGAAGATGAAGTTGCCCGCGTTCGTGAAGCGTGGCGAATTATGGATATTCTCCGTGACAATGTACAAACAACACAGGAAACGAACATCTATCTTCGAATTTTGCTTATCCTTGCAAGGAATAGGGATTTTGACAGTTATTTGCTTTATCTTGAAAAGAATAGGCAACAGAAAGAACGGTTTTACTTGCCAAAGAGAAAGCATTTTTTGAAAATAGGCATTATACAATCGTTGCAAGATATGATAGACGATAAGTTGGATATACTTACAATTTCCATGCCCCCGTCTACCCAAAAAACAACAGCGGAAAAGTTTTTTAATTCTGCCGTTATCGGCTGGTTCCCCGATGATTTCAATTTGTTTTTTTCACATTCAGGCGATATCTGCTCTATGTATTACATGAGCGTTTTGGATATATGCACTAACACACAGGAATATACGTGGCAAGAGATATTTGCCGGTCTTTCCGTCACAAGAACGGACGCTAAAAAAGGGCAATTCAATGTTGGAACAAAATTTAAGCCATTCCCATCACTTCAAACCGCGAGTGTTGGAAGTGAGAACGCCGGAAAAGTTAGGGCAAGCAAATTTTTGTTAGTCGATGATATGATTGGCAAACTTGAAGAAGCGTTGAATAAAAATATCTTGGATAAGTTGTGGAATGTATATTCTGTTGACGCAAGGCAGAGAAAACTTGACGGATGCAAAGAAATCCATATTGCTACAAGGTGGTCGGTACATGATGTGATCGGCAGATTGCAACGCCTTTATGACGGAAACAAAGATGTGCGAACAAAATTTATTGCCATTCCAGACATTGATCCCGTTACTGGCAAGAGTAATTTCGACTATGAGTATTTAGGTTTGTCTGTAAAGTTTTTTAACGATCAGGCTTTAGCAATGGATGAAGTGAGTTATCGTTGCCTTTACAAGAATGAACCGATTGAGCGCGAAGGATTGTTATACCATGAAGAAGATTTGCGCAGATATCTTTCTTTACCGTTGAAAGAGCCGGATGCCCGCCTTGCCGTATGCGATGTAAAAGGCACAGGAACAGACTTTATGTTTATGCCGATATTCTATCAATACGGTGAAGATTATTACCTTGTAGATTGCGTATGTGATGATAATGTTGATTTCGATGTGCAATATGAGAAGATGGCATATCTGCTTTTCGATCATGAAGTACACGCTTGCGAATTTGAGAGTAACGCCGGTGGTGACAGGGCATCATACGAAGTGCAAAACAGGGTAACAGCAAAAGGCGGCAGTTGCACAATAACAACAAGACCAACAGAGAAGAACAAAGAAACGAGGATCATTGTTCATTCTGAATGGGTAAAACGAAGAGTGTTATTCCGTGATAAGTCGCTTTATTCACCGAAAGAAGATTACGGCGTGATGATGAATTGGTTACTTTGCTATTCAACAGTTGGGAAGAACAATCACGATGATGTGCCGGATGGACTTGCGAACTTTAGGCTTTATGTTGACGGTATGCGTCCGAAGCTGGCAACTATTGAAGCGGTATTTAATCCATTTAGATCAAGGGGAGTGTACGCAATATGAATGTGAAAGAATTAGAGAAAGTTTATTGGATGAATAAGCATATTGAGGAAAAAATGGATAAGCTAGACAGTCTTAGGTCATCTGTCGGAAATTCGGCAGTAAAATATGATAGTGATCCAGTGCAATCGAGTAATGGTCAGGACAGATTGGAAAGAGTAATTGCAGAAATAGTTGACCTTGAAAACGAGATTGATGAACTGATTGATCGCTATACGACTTATAAAAAGCGTGTTATCGGTCATATTGACAAGCTGCCGCATGAGAGAAGCCGCGATGTTATATATAATAGATTTATTCTCTTTATGTCTTTTGGTGATATATCTAAAGATTTAGGTGTTGATATTAGATGGATAAAAAGAGTATATAAAAGAGCGTTGAAAGAGTATTCAGAAATTGAAATAAAAATAGACAAAAGTACAAAATGTTGTATTAACTATTGACGACCACCGCTAAATGTGGTATTATGTTATGTGAGAAAGTAGATAGTTTACCCCAATACATTCTTCATTTTCTTATTTCTTTCGATTTAAGGCGCGATTCCGTTCCCCGGTCGCGCCTTTTTGCGTGGAGAAAAACATGAACTCAATGACTTTTCAAGATATCGTCAAAGGACGGTATGGACGAAAAATAGCATATACAGATGTTGAACGTATTACAGCCGATAATGTTGTCAAGGTTTTAGGCAATGCTATCGGCGTTTTTAATTTCAACAAGGTCGCTATCAAGTATCTTTGGGATTACAAAAATGGCGATCAGCCTTCTCTTTACCGCACAAAAACAATCCGTGACGACGTTTGCAACAAAGTTGTGGAAAACAGGGCGTGGGAAATCGTGCGGTTTAAGACAGGTCAGACTTACGGCGAACCGATTATGTATAACAGTTTGTCGAAAGAAGAGAAAATCAATAAGGCTGTTGATAGGTTTAACGGATATTTGCGTTCAGCCGGAAAAGCGGCAAAAGATATTTCGATGGGCGAGTGGCAGAGTGCTACGGGTGCAGGATTTGAAGCGGTGCAGCTTCGTGAAGATGGCGCGGATTTGCCTTTTCGCATTGTAGTTCCTTCCCCTATGAACACTTTTGTCATATATCAGCGACAGACACAAGAACCGATTATGTCTGTTCAAGAGTTGAAAGACGAAGAAAGCCGTGTTTACTATCAATGCTTTACAAAAACGCATGAGTATCGCATTCAGAACAGCGGTCTTTTACCGCTTTCAATGACAGGCGATAACACTCCTGTCTATGAGAGATTACATACATTTGGTGAAATTCCTATTGTGGAATATCCGAACAATCAGGATAGGTTGTCTGATATTGAGATAGTGATTACACTTCTCGATGCCATTGATAACTACCAATCTCAGCGTGTCGATTCTGTTGAACAGTTTGTAAATTCGTTTATTAAGTTTGTAAACTGTGATATTGACGAAGAAACATTCCAGAAGATGAAGATGCGTGGAGCGTTTGTAGTCAAGTCAAACAACGGCTCTGATAATAAAGCCGATGTTGACATTATGACACAGGAATTAAACCAAACGCAGACACAGGTCGCAAAGGAAGATTTGTGGGATAGCGCACTTGATATTCTGGCTATTCCGAACCGACAGGAAGAAGGCGGCGGTGATCGTGCCGGAGCGACATATCTCAGAAATGGTTGGGATCATGCAAAACAGGCGGCACGAATTAAAGATGCATATGTGATGGAAAGTGAATACCGGTTATCCACTTGTATCAGGAATGCAATTCGCGTAAGAAAAGGCGAAAACGAATTGCCTATTACGATTGCAGATTATGAACCTGTTATCAATCATTCGCCTACTGACAATATGCAAGTCAAGGCGCAGACCTATCAAATGTTGGTACAAAACGGAATTGCGCCGCTTGTTGCTATTAAAACAACAGGTCTTTGGAATGATCCTGAGAAGGTTTATATGTTGTCAAAACCTTACCTGGATAACCTTTACAAAACGATAGATGATGCGATTGAACAGCAAGGCTTACAAGATCAAGTCGCAAAAGCACAAGAGTTGATAGCAAATGGCACTTCTGAAACAGGACGAAATAAACAATCTAATAGCGATACCGTATGAAACATACTTCGGTGAGATGGGTTTATCGAAGAAAGAAATTGAAAGACGGATTGCATTAGCAGACTTGCTTGACGATGTTTTCATCATGCTATTTACGCTTATCGAAGCAGAAAAAACGGCTTCCATGCCGTTCGATGCTGAATGGTTTGCCGGATATATCGAACTGCACTACAAAGATGTTTTAGATGATTTTGGAATTGACTATCTTGAAAAATATCCGTGGTTGAATACCCATATAACGCAGATGGCAGATGAAGTCGTTTCGCAGAATCAGAAACATCCCGATGATAAATGGAACACTTCGGAAGATCGGGCAATGGTCATAGCCGAAAATGAAGTGAATACCATTTGTGAATATACAGAGTTTCAAGATGCCGTGGATTCTGGTAAGACAAGAAAAACTTGGAATACAATGCTCGATAACAAAGTACGACATACGCATGAAGAAATTGAAAGCCTTACTATTCCGATAATGGCAAGGTTTCAGGTTGGTGCTTATGAAATGTATCAGCCGAAAGATTCATCGTGTGGAGCTGGCTTAGAAGAAATCGCCGGATGCCGGTGTTGGTGTACTTACTCATGAAATTTATTTTACTTTGCGGAAGCAATCATAAGAAAATCAAAGGTACACCACGGCAGCTTGTAAATATCGGTGGTGAAAGAGTATTAGACAGGACAATAAGGTTATTAAAGCAAAACGGCGTAACTGATATATCAATAGCCGCTACGGACGAAGCATTTAATGATTGCGGTGTTCCTGTTATCAAATATAACAGTATGTATCAGCCTTATACATGGGTGAATTGCTTTTATCCAACGGATGAACCTGTTACATATATATTTGGTGATGTTTTCTTTTCGCCGGACGCAATCAAAAAGATTGTCGAAACACAAACTGATTCCGTAGAGTTTTTCGGAAGTGCGCCGCCTTTTGATAGCCGGTACTCTAAGCCGTGGGCAGAACCGTTCGCATTCAAAGTAGTTGATACAGATTACTTCAAAGAATGTATCGCAAAGGTAAAATCCTTAAAGGCAGAAGGGAAATTCAAGCGTGATCCGATTGCGTGGGAAATGTGGCAAGTAGCCAAGAACACTCCGCTGAATTATATCTATTACGGCAATTACACGGCTATCAATGACTACACTTGCGATATAGATGAAGAAAAAGATATAGCAGCATTTGAGAAGATTGCAGAGTGCGAAAACGCACAAGTAAGATATCTTATCCATGCTACACCTAAACGGATGTGGTATGTGGAAGATTATTTGATACCATCTATGTTCGATCAAGGCATAGATTACGTCGATGTTTGGGAAGATGTTGACAACGAAGGCAACCTTATGTCTTGCATGAAATCCTTTGAGGAATGTGGTCAATATCAAGGCGGTACATGGCATTTACA